TCCTCAAGAAAGCGAAAACCCACATCAACAAAAGAAGAACGCAAGCTGGAATCAAAAGAAGCCCACTAGCCAATGCTCTCACTAGCTGATCAAAAAAACTACGTTGCATCACAATTCCTCCCAGCGCATGCGCATCGCATCAACCGTTTTTTGAGGGACGCCATGGATTGATCCATAGTCTCCCTTTGCCTCAAGAATCTCCAACTCTACTCCCAGTTCTTTCGCAAGTTTTCGATACGGTTCCATCTCCCACTTTCGCGTGAACGTGTTAGAGACAACAACCGAAGAACCGTTCTTAAGAGCATCACGCGCTTCAGAGAAACACCAAGTATGCGCATCCTCAAGCTCAGTCGGCTCAAACCTGTAGTTGCCAGAAGCATCCACAAAATACTGATCAGCCTCGAAGTGATACAAAGAGGGATCAGCCTCAACCATCGCTTTCGCCATGGTAGACTTTCCAGCCCCAGGAAGACCGCGAATCAACATCAGCTTCGGCATACACAGTTCCTCTCAATCAAGGCAATCATTATACACTAGAGGCAGTTGAAAGTAAAGCTGAATTTTGCTCCAAGTCATCAGCCACATTGTCATCATACAAATACGCCAAAGTGTTCCACACGCTGGCACGAACACTGTATTCCTTGCGGAAGGTTGAGTACCAATCGCGGAACCAGATTCCATCACCATTGGATTCTGCGTAGTCTTCGGCTCGAGTCAAGAAGTTCATTACACTACATCTCCCTTGAATTTAATGGGTTTGATATCATTGCGATGCACCAGCTCCCACCTGCCGTCTTCCGGTATCTCAACCAGATACTGTTCGTCGAAACAGTTGTAGTCGCGGATTCGCACCGTTGTCTCGTCGGTGTGATATCGACCATCATAGTCCACCCAGATAGCCAATGCACCCTTCTCGAGGATGATCGGGGTAATAACAACCTTGGCTTTCGTTTTCGTCTTTTTCATCTTATTTCACCATCTGATAAGGTTTGTTCCAATCGCCGATACGGATGTCGTTGTACCAGCCCACATCGAAGTAGTCGGTCATCTCACAAAACCCTCAGCGATTATACAGTTCGCAATCTTTGCCATTCTTACCCATAGTGATCATATCATACCAAACGATTTCCCAATCGTCCGATACAATCTTCGCTCTAGCATCCGCCAACTTCTTGGTAGGATAGACGCCGCAGATCACGCTCTCAGGCGCACCACGATTCTCAGCGCGGACGATATACATTTTGCTCATCTTACATGCTCCAGTAGGTTTCGGACGAAGGATCGCAGCAAAGGGGAGTGTCAGACGCGATCTCCACCTCTTTGCCGCTCATCAGGTTAACAACCTTGCGCGTCTTCGGCTTGACCCGCTTCTCGAGGCTGTCGAGGAACAGCTGACGCTTGCCGACGGGCAGCAGCTCCAGCGCATTCACCAGCGCCGACTGCAGATAGCCAGCCGTGTAGGCGTAGTTGTCGTCGCGACCAGTGTCTTTGATCAACAAGTCAGCAATAGCAGTCACGCGGGATTCGGTCGAGCGAGGGTCAATCTTTACACGAGCCATTTCAGTCTCCAGTTCATCAAGTCAACGAGGGTAGTATGACGGAGTTGGACCAAGATGTAAAGAAAAATGATTCTAGGAAAATCAATGACTTAACAGAGGGTTCGCCTAAGTCATTGATTTGTAAGGGGATGTGTGAATCGGTAATTTTACGCTTTTTGCTACGGCAAGATCCAGTGGGTAATTCCCGCCATCAGCCTGCAGTTTTTAAGTGAATTTGCATAAGTCATTGATTTGTATAGAGAAAGTCTTGCAAGTGAACATAAGAAGGATGTTGCTAAGTCATTGATTCATAAGGAAATTTGGTGGGGCTGACAGGACTTGAACCTGTAACCTGCCGATTATGAGTCGGAAGCTCTGACCATTGAGCTACAGCCCCGTGACTCTTATTTGTAGTACCAGTCATCCCAACGGGAGACGCGAATATCAAACCTCTTGTATCCCTTCTCCGTCAAGAACCGATAAATCTGCTCTCGCTCAGGCAACCAGTTGTGTTCAACAGTGATCGTGTCTACTTGGTACTTGTTCCAGTCTAAGCTCTTGAGAATTTCATACTCGCCGCCTTCGGTATCAACGCTCATGTATTCTATGTGGTTGGGGGCGTTGTACAGCTCAAGAAGATCATTAAGAGAGATGGACATAACTTTGAAGGAGTTCTGATATGAAGCGCTCTCGCTCTTGTATTGTTCAATGCAAGAAACAAGACCAATGTCAACATCACCTGAATCCAGGAACGTTAAGAGCTTGCCAGTTTCTGGTGTAACGCACTGAGTGTTTATGTGACAGTTTCGTTGGTTGAACAGAGTCTTATGATGTTTGACCAACGGCTCGCACAAAATACCATTCCAACCAAACTCTCGCTCTAGGAGGCAAGTGTTCGAGAATGTTGTACCATCGCTGGCACCAAACTCCACAAAGAATCCATTTCTTTTGTTGTTGAGTTGTCCCAGAACCCACAAGTCCTGTTTAATCTGTGCATAACTTTCCATAACATTCTCCCTTAGTTGTTGGTGCGAGTGGCGGGACTTGAACCCGCAAGCCCGAGGGCGGCAAATTTTAAGTCTGCAGTGTATACCGATTCCACCACACTCGCTGATTGGCGATCCTGGAGGGATTCGAACCCCCGACCATCTGCTTAGAAGGCAGATGCTCTATCCTACTGAGCTACAGGATCAACGATCGTCTTCTTTAACATCATACTTGCCGTTCTTATATGCGGCGCGAGTGTTCGGTTGAAACGTGTTAGCCTGTCTCGGCTTCTGTTTCTTCTTAGAGGTCTTGTACTCATCACGACCCCACTCATCATACTCGTAAGATTCCCTCTGGTCCTTACGTTTCGCCATCGCACTTCTCTCTTCTTCTTAGGTTACTTAACAACACGGAGTATCACCGTGTCACCATTCATCCTGCCATTCAGCAAAGATTCTTTCGAATTGATTTCGGTCATCAGCTTCCGAAGCTCAACCTTGCCAGCGCCAAGCACCTGACTCAGAACCTTCTCTGGCTTTCTGAGCGTCTTGGCTATTGATGCTGCTTCAGAGTAATTAGTCAGGCTGCTGCCCTTGATACCGATACCCGCAGGGCTGTTTGTGTGATAAACTCCCAGCTTGCGCGTCTTGGTGTTGTAGACCCAGACCTGCGAAGCACCAAGAACGTTGGTCGGCTCTACGGACTTGATCTTCAGCTTGTCATCAGATTGCTTATACTTCAACTTGCTGACAACCTTATCAGCCGAAACAGTCTTCTTGGCTCGCGGCTTTCGAGCTGCCTTCTGATTGGTCATCAGGCGTTCGGCATCTTTGATGATGTTAGCCATGAAAGCAATAAGACCACGAAGACGAGTCTTGCTGTACGTTGAGTATGCTTCAGCGAGTTCTTCGTCTTTACCACTCTCCGCGATCAGCGGTTCGCGGACTTTTTCGCGGAAATACTCGGAGATGGCTTTGGCATGAGCTGGTTTCACGCCCACAGTTTGCATCCAATCATAAGGATTGAACTTGTCTTCACTCTTAGGTGTCAGAACGTAATCGTCAATGGCTCCCTCAAGCTCAGAGATAAAATAATCAATGCGATTCTTGATGCCTTCTTCGATCTTGGCTCGAGTTTCAGCAGGAGTCTGTGATACAGCAGCAGGAATAATTCGCCCGACTCTTGCATTGAAGTCGTCTTGCATTTTCTGAATGGAGTTCAGATGTTTCTCAGAATGTTTGAACCCGCGAGCAATCATTCGTTTGGCAGCAGCCAGAGTCTGGTAGAACTGAGCGATATTGGGTTCGCAGTTCAACACCTTAGCCGCCCACTTATTATCAGTGTGAGTGTTGTACCAATTGAGCGTATTCATAATAATGAGCTCTGGCGTAAGCTCTTCAGAATTCCAAGAAGGTTCATACTTCTTGGCTTCATTCATCTTGGCGCGAACAGCGTCTTTACGAGTCTTCTTCTCAGTCATGATATGCTCGGAAGTTCAAGTCAATGAGGATATGATACGCTCATAGAAGTTGAAAGTAAAGTTGAATTTTCAACTTAACCCCAAAGGACCTGTTTTGCGGCTTGCAGGTGAGCTGGAGCGAATTCAATGAGCGAGTCAACACGGAAAGACCGCCATGCGTTCACATCAAGATCCCAAACCGAAACGTTGTTGCGTTCTACTTCATTAAGAAGCATGCCCTTGCCCTGATAGTCCTCAGGGAGATAGTGATCGATCAGCGTACAGCGCATGACTCGCTCCGAGCCATCTGCTTTCTTGAACTTTGCTATGCAGACGCTGTTCTTAAGATCTTGAATAACTTCATTCACATTATACATTTGGAATTTCTCCTTTCGTAAAAATCTTCTGATAAAGTTCAACCAACTTCGACCCCCACTCGGAAGTCTTCACAACACAACCCATTTCTCTTGCGCGCATACAATTGTTCACATATGTGACTGGATCGCCAAGGATCGCTTCAAATATAGAGACGTCTAAGTTTTCATTGAGCACGCATATTGTATATTTACATCCAAGTTCTTTCTCTTGAAATGTGACGTCGTCTGGTGCCGTAAAGAAGTTCAATGACCAAACATCTGTTCGTTCTCCATTTTCTTTTTTTATGTCAGAAATAAAGAAGGTGACTGCATCGAAACCTCCTCCAATTTTGTCTGTCTCGATTCCGCCATAGTGGATCGTGTCTTTTGTCATTTTTCCTCCCAACAACAGCAACTATTATAGTCGCGATGATGATGAAAATAAAGTTGTTTTTCTTGAAAGTTTCACTTTACTTTGTCAACCAACTTCGGTATAATCATACTGTCGGTTTAAGGATTATTATAATTATAGAGTGCAAGATAATATGCATCAACAATATCAGAGACAGGATTACCGATGCTCGCTTTCTTTGGGCTGATAATTTTGTTGATGTCTGGGTTACCTGCTGCTAGGAAAGAAGCATACATAGCATCTTTGTTTGAATTACCTTTTCCAGTAGCGAACTTCTTCAGAACAGTAGGAGCTATGGTATTAAATATATATTTGTTCTCCCAGAGCTTATGCTTCAGCAACCCGCAGTTCTCGGCTAAGTTAAAGACCCTACCTTTTGAACCAAATGAATAATCTTCGAGGGTGATATGAAAGCTACAATCTTCTGCCAATTCTTTCAACAGCTTCATGAAATGATTGCTTATATGATCATGCCGTTCTTGGTCTACTATGTAATCAGAATGTAGATCTCCCCTGACATTAGGAAGTAACATTCCAGTGTTGCGCTTTTCAGATGTGAGAAAATAAAAGGAAGAACCCTCAAACGAAGGTTCTTCCATCAGACACATGCATGGCGATGTAAGAGAGTAGTCGATTCCGACGTTAATCTTCTTCTTCAATGTTGAACTCTTTTATATAATCCTCTAGTTCTTCGAACTCATCCTTTTCAAAAACTCTTACATCCTCAAGTGGCTGAGAACAAAACGGGCAAACCTCGGGCATACCTGCTTCCTCTGTGTAGAACAATTGTACATCTATTGCGTCACAGAAGTCACATGATATTGATGCGCGTTTGTCGTATTTCATCTTTCTAACCTCTATATAGTTACTTTACTTCGCACGCACCTCCAGCGCATGCTGCTTGGTCTGTTAATGCTGTATTGTCATCATACTCATGAACGACAGACAGATCGATATCATGAAGGTGTTGCACCATCCCGTCGAATGTTTCCTTCGTGCAATCCTCGAACGGAGCCTGCACATATGTTCCACCATCATAAGGAAGAACTGAGATACCAGTGTAATTATCTTGGTTGTCCCACATCCATTCGCCGACAGATTCCCATTCCTCTTCTCTAAGAGATATAGTACAAGAGACGTTATGAAAGTTATCACCAGAACGATGACCAGTGCGCACCCACTCTAGGTTGAATTTCTTCACGCGCTCGAGAAGATCCATTGCGCTTTCATTACGCAGGATGGCTCCTTCTGGCGCTTTCTGAGGAATAGAAAGAACAGCTTCAAGGTGCGGCTTGAATACACAATCCTCCACTAGGGTTGGGAAGTTCTGTTTGATGTAACCATACATTGCTTCATTTTTACCAACGCGCATACGACGAATGTAATAATCATTGTGCCAGGCATGAATACCAGAAGAAGAACCAACAACAAGCGAAGTAGTTCCTGAAGGTTTGATCGTGGTCGTTCTTGCGGCTGGATTAATTCCGAGCGCCTTAGCGAGATCTTCATTGGTTTTCTTAACAACTTCAGCAGCCTCGACCAGATCCAAAGAAAGAACAGCGGCACTAGCAATACCTGTCTGACCAACGCCGATAAGTGCTTCGGCTTCGGTTGTTTCTCTCCAAATGCTACGAAGATAGTGGAAGTCAGTATATCCAGCCTGAAGCGTACCAATGAATGCAGCAGCTGCAGAACGACTATTCAGATCCTCCTGATCAACGACGTCTGATACGTTGATTTCTGTTAAATTGCAGAACTGGTGAGGTTTGAGAGATATCTCGGCGCAGGGGTTGGTGAACAAATCGTAGTCATTAGTCCAGAATATTCCTGGTTCGCCCGCACCTGACATTCTCACTAGATCCCAGATGTGCTCGAATTGTTCTTTGGTAACTTCACCACGCTTGAGTACAACGCTGTTGTTTGCTCTTCCGCGCTGCGGCGCAGTTTCCCACCACGCTCCAGACTTGCATGAAAGCATATCGTAATCGTCGATATCGAAGCCAGCAATCATAGCGGCGCGGCGAATGCCTCCAGCGAGAACAGCATCAGCAATAAAGCAATTAATGTCGTGGACTTCGATGGGCTTGAGCTTACGCCCGATTGCATTGTTGAGAACCTGACGAATTTGATCGAGGCAAATACGAAGAGGGTCGGGACCAGGAGCCTTGCCGCCGCTGGTAACAAGGAGTGCGCCTTTCGGACGAATATCGCGGAAGTCGAATACTGGATCAGATTTACCTGTCGTGTATGCCTTTATAAGGATCTTGACTGCATCAGCCCAGCCTTCAATTGAGTCGCCAACGAGAAACCTTCTTGTCTTTTCTGTCGGACCAACAACTACAGGCAATTTGTCTACATGTCGTTTCTGTACCGAGTAGCCAACGCCAGTGCCACCAAGAAGAAGAAACATTAACTCAGCAAAAGCAAATGGATGTTCCATAGGCATATATGCACAGTTGAAGACGCGCGAGTTAGACAGTTCAATAGGCATTCCAGCAAATTGCATAGAACGCATGGATGGAAGAACTTTTTTATTATAAACGAAATTCTTGTATACGTTACGAATCTGACTCTTTATCTCTGGATATCTGCGAACGTGCATAGCCATGTTACGATCGCAGAGCTCTTCCCAAGTTTCTCTACGTTGAATCTCTGGAATGAATTTGGCATACTTATTGAAAACGACGATGTCTGACAAAATAGACTGAGTTACATCCATACCATTCTCCTTAATTAATTGTTGATTATTGATGCGATGTCGGGCGGAGAATAGGTTTCTGGCTTTTGTACTTTACCGTCGGCTCTCTTCAACACTTTCCCGTTTTCCGAAATTTTAGACATGTTGCTGCGCGCAACTTCATCCCAGACTTTTTGCTGAGGAATCCCCAGCGTATGATTAAGACCTTGAATAACCCAGATTAAATCGGCGCAAGCGTCAGCGATTTCAACGAGATCGGATTTACGCCAACCTTCCGAAAGCTCAGCGAACTCTTCGGCGATCAGCTTCATGTATAGCTCAGCTTGCTTTTCAGTCCATTCGTTCAAACATGGCGTATCGATCACTTGTTGACTACAAGCAATCATAAAATTCTTCACATCATCTCGGGTGTTCATATTTAGTCTCCAACAAGGTCTTTTATCAACGGGAAAACAGGTTCTAATACCTTGGCGCACTCTTTGGCGATATCCATATGCTCAAGCTGCGTTCCATTTTCGCTTCTCAACTGTATGTAGTGTACCCACGAACGCAGACTGCCAGCCATGTACATACGCGAAGGAGTCAACCCTTCAGGCAAAATAGCTCGCGCTTGCTCTTTAGCGATACCGTTAGATAGTGCCCACTTGTACAGCTTCTTAGTGTTTCTGAGAAGAGTCATCTGTTCCATTCTGAACATCTCAGCCAGTTCCCTTTGTTCGGGGTCAGTTCTGTCGATGTCGATGGAATTCTGTCTGTTAAATTCATCTTGCAATCTGGCTTCGCGAACTTCAAATTCCATTTGAGTTGGATCAGCATATCGCTGAGAGAATTCTTGAAAAGAGAAGCTGCGATGGCGAAGTATCTGCCTGGCGATATCTCGAGTCGTATTGATCTCGAGAGTAGCATGAGTCATCTCCAAAGGACTCCAATGCTTGTTGTTAATCAGATACTTGATGAGCTTTCTTGACGTCTGTGTATTCATCTGATTAGATGGATTGGAAACTCTGGCGAAGTATGCAGTCAATTCTTCCATCGTTCCCATCCCAGTTTCTTTAAAAAATTCAGCCGTTGGTTGGCTAAAACAAATCAATCGCACGTTCATATTTTTCTCCATGCTGTAAGGTTGAGTTCGGCTTTTAAACCAGCAAATGTATTTTCATCAACAATTTTTTCTATCTCCTCTGGTGAGTATCCTCCCATCACCATATCATTTATATCCTTGTACGCAACGGTCTTTGGAAACAACGATATGGCATAACCTTCCTTGATTGCTCTGTACATCTGTTTGATGTTGTTGGCATTTCTATCTTCATTGTCATAGACAAGAATGATGTTATGCTTGCTGCCCCTCAGAGAGAATAGATAGTCGCCAGTTCCGATAAGGTTTGAGTCTCCAGAAGCAACGCAGTTAGGAAGGAAGAAACTATCGAATTGCCCTTCTACAACATAGATAGTCTTCTTCAAATCTACTCTTTCGAGTCCGAAGACTTTCTTTTCCTCGCCAACCTTGATAGTGATGTATCGAAGTCGCGGATCATCTTTAACAAGAGATCGCCCCGCAACATTCGTAATAGTGCCGCTTCGGTTTCGATAGAATAGTACAAGTCGCGGGTCATTATTAATGAGATCTTTTCCGTGGTCAGGGAAATTTTGATCCATAAAAATCTTAAAGTCTTCAGCATAGTAGATGTCCTTCCAGAATATTTCCGGGATCATTCTGTTTTGTATGTATTCGCGAGCTGGATGTTTTTTATTTAATTTGTCTATGGAATCTAAGTTTTTTATTACTGATGGATGATTTTTATTAGATTCTTCTCCTGAATCAATTTTAAATTGATCGGAAAACTTCTGATGCGGCGACTGCCCGATCAGAACGACGTTGTTGGATTGCCTCGGTTGAGCAGGTTTCTTGGATGTTTCGCCGTATCGCTCGAGAAGATATGATTTGTATTGAGTCGGCTCAGTCTCGCGGAGGAACTTAGCGAAGCCCATCGAGACCTGACAGTTGTGGCACATGTAGAAATAGCGATCTGCCTTTCGGAAGACATATCCTCGTGCTTTCAACTTGTTGGTTGCTGAATCGCCACAGAAGTTGCAGGAGAAGTTGTATAGATCATTCCCCTTGTCCTTGAAATTTCTCAACTTCGAAGAGACAAGGAGAAGATACTTTCGATCGATGAAAACTGACATAATGAAAACTCAAATCACACAAGCATATTATACCTCATGATGAGGTGAAAGAAAAGCTGAATCAGCAGTTCCAACGGCGAAGCGACATGGCTTTTCTGGTTGGTCTTCCTTTTTCATCTTTCATCGGACCCTTGACTCCACTCATTCTGGCGCAGAACGACTTACGACGTTTGGCTGCTTTGCTGCCAGCTTTGAGTTTAGAAGGCGGAGTTGTAACAGCCGTGCTCAACTTGGATCCTGGATTCTTACGGCGATATGCCATAACGCCTTTTCTTGTAAGACCAGCTCCAGACTCAGTTGATCTTTTATGACCTGCAGAGTCTGCTCCACGCTCAAGAACAAGTTCTTCTTTTATGAATTCTTTGAATGAGATCATGCATTCCTCTTTTACCTTTCATCTATTTTTAAATTTAAAGTCCTCATCCTTCCCCCACTCATTCCCTTTGGTTTCGCTATTCTTGGTGGAGGACCGCTCCAATCAACTTTATCGACGTGTTGTATTGAAACCGCTTTTTTCCCAGCAGCAGATTTCACGATATATGATGCTGCATTGGGAGAATGTTCTCCAAACTTAGCTCTGCCAGTTGCTGCTTCTTTTCGTAAGAAAGAATTAAATTCCGGATATTTTTTATGAATTCTTGAGCTGGCTTCTTGAGCTTTTTTCTTTAGAGATTCTAACTCTGAATCACTTTTGGCATCTCTCGCATTCTCTGAGTATCTTGAGATTTCTTTTGAGTGCTGCATAATTTCTGAGTGGATTCTCTTTTTCTCCTGCTGCGAAAGATTTGCATATTTTAGATGTTTTGCCAACATTTCATCTGCAGCGGCATGATGCATTGCATTACTTTCCTCTGGTCCGGCTGATGCTAGCTGAGAACCCGCTCCTTTCTTTAAAGAAATTTTTATTCCTCTCGCTTTTTTTGAATTTACATTTTCAATTGCAATGTCAGTTTTGGATGTAGCTCCTTTTGTTGCACCATATCTTTTCCACAGCTCAGAGACTTCTCCTCTTCCACCACCAGTTACTCTGGCTCTGTGTCTATTAGTAACAGCGTTCTTGAAATCTGGATGATTTGCAAATCCATGAACTGTATGAATGGCATTTTCTAGTTCTTCGTGATAAGATGCTTTGTGAGCTTCAGTCCTTCTTCCGCCCGTAAATCCTTCTTGACTTATGTTGTTAAAATGCAGAGGGTGCTTTTTATCTTTCTTTATTCTTTCAAGCTCTCTCATCATTGCATCTTTGTCATGAGCAATTCCTATATCAGTCATATGATTCCAAATATGCACGTGCGCGTGTTCATCATTATAGGAAGCAGCTTTTCCAGAAGGTTTGTTTATTTTAGATAAAGGGACAGAATGCCTTTCCCCTCTATTGCCAGAAGAGACTATTGCATAATGTTTCCCATCATGAACCTCATGTCCGTGTATTGTTAGAGGCGATCCAGCTTCCAAATCACCGTGCGCAATTTTAAGAGTATGAGTTTCTTTTTGACCGATATATGGCTTTATGTATTTTTCTGCATGCCTTTGAGCGTCCGGTCCGGAACTTTTCATTACTGCTTCTGAGATAAATTGTTTAAAATTATACATTAGTAGAACTCTCTCCGCCTATTTTACTATTTATTCATTTAACCAAATTAAACTTGCAGTGGCTCGAGATATCTGCGCACTACTTTTTATAGCAATACTTATTATGTTGTTTGGTGGACAGTTCAATGAAAGTTGTTCAAGGTCTATAATTGACGATCCATTAATAGGTAGCACATATGTTGCAACAGGTGCTTCAGATGATAAAGTATAAGTTCCATCTATAGTAGAATATGCAACTGCAGTTTGTGTGACATTATTCCATATGTGGATTCCACTAAACGTTGTTGGGTTATAAAAAACATAAATTTCGGCTGGATCTTGCCCCTGCATAGCAACGCTCATCTTTTTTGCATTAGTGCCATTCAGGTTAATTTTATTATTAAATATCAGCTGGCTGCGTATTGAAAGTAGGTGATGAGTTTGGTCTTGGGATAATGATGCCTTTGTGCCACTGCTAGCTGAGTTGGTATATTTTGATGTTCCAACAATACCTTCAATCGCACCCATCATCGATGCACCAATAACAGAAACGTTATTGCTTGTGCCCGCGCCAAGATTAGCTGCCAGATATCCAATTTTAAGACTTGGATTATCCAAATGCGGAACAGTGTGTCTGTTTGAATAGTGATAATGGTGGAAGAATATCATGTCACCATTATTGGGATCTTCAATGGCAAATCTAATCTCACCAGCACCTAACCAGCGATAATTTATTTGGTAGATGTTAAGTTTATCTGGTTCTAATAATACACCAGATGGGTTAGTCGTATTTGCTGATCCATCTAATCTATCGAAGTTCCATTGATTTTGATATATCCACTCACCCGCATTGGCTATACCAGCCTGTCTTGAGTTCATTGATGCTAATGCAGCTCCAGTAGAAGAAAAGCTAAATGTTCCATTCTTTGGTCCAAGAGAAGCAGAAAGAAAGAACACAGAGTTACCAACCTGATCTACAACATAACCTGGGTATCCGCCTGATCTGTTTGCGATTGCTGCGGCTGTTTGTTGAGCCGTGCCCGATGTTAATGGCACGGTATATGATACTCCATTTAAAGTGACGTTTCCAGTTTCTGATCCGCCAGCGCCAGTGGTTACATTAAGTTCTCGTATGTCTGCTTTTCCTCCATTCTGAATGAATATACCAAACTGTTCGCCATTATATCCTACAGTCAATGATTGCTCTTGAGCAAACAACCCTGCTCGGTGAGTTGTATTGGCGTGCGGAGTAGAAAATGCTGCAGTGAATCTACAAAGAGCTCCCTGACCTGGGCGATATCTGATTAATTTTCTGCTTCGTAGAACGCCATATGATCCAGCAGAAGTTCCGCTTTCTACATTAAATACAATTTTTTTTGTATTTGCAACGCCATTACCAGAAGAATAAATCTCAAAATCTCTATCAGGTAATCCATAGATTCCATCTAATTGAATTACTGGAGTTAATTGCGTTGCAAGAGGCTCACCGAATGCAGAGTATGCAGTGGCTCCTTTCATTTCAACTTCAAATGTTCCTCCAGAAGAAGTTACAGGAAATGGATTTGTCGTCGATACAACAACATTGTTGTTCTGTACATTTACATTCTTGTTATACAAATATGACATTAGATAATTCTCCAGCCATCTCTAAAGATGAGATCGATTGCACCGTTGTTAAGTTGTAATATTGCTCCGCCGACATCATTGTCTATTGTACCTAAAATAGTAATTGCATTGTTCTCGCAATTACCTGATTCGTCTTTTATGATTAAGTTTCTTCCTGACGTCGAGCTGGCTGGCAAAGTAATAGTAACAGGACCAGCATAGTTGACACCGATATAATAGTCGCCTGATTGCGCTATATATGTCGGCGACGTTACCAACGTTGTGTTGTATAATACTTCGTTGGTGTTTACGTCGTCCATGTAGAACATTCCGTTGTTCCAAGTCATATACTTGCCAGGACCAACAGAAGATGGTATGAAGTCCGACATGTCGCGAATCAGAACAGATCCGCCACCACCAGACCCCCATGCTAACGTAGAATATCTTTTCTTTATTTCTTCTATTTCTCTACGAATTGCTCTTAATTCTGTTTCTCGCAGAGGTTCCGTACCAGGAGTTTTAGACTTAGAAATGGCTTCTACAGACTTAGATACAAGATCTTTAGCAGTCGGCGGATCTGGATCTATAGGAAACGGCGAAGGAGGCTGAGGAGGAGCGGCTTCTTCAAGAACAACTGGTTCTGGCTCTTTTTCTTCAACGATTTCTTCGACAACTTCTTCTACTAGCTGTTGCTGAGTCGCGAACAGCATTGCATCAAGTTCTTCTTCGATGCGAATGGATTCTATTAATGCAGGATCAACTGGTTGACCCAGAGCGTGCATCATTGATACGAGAAGTTTCTTTTCAGCTAAATTCTTCATATATGCACGGATTCGCTCTTCCATAGTTGCGAAGCATTATACCTGCCTCGCTGTTTGCTTCATTCTCAAATGCGCTTCCTGTTTCTCCTGCCATCTCGACGCCTTCAAATCTACCGTCCATGTCTTGCTTGTAGTGTACAAGCTCATGAGCCAGAGTTCTCAGACAATCAGCAAGATGTCTCCCCCCAACGTTCAAATCGATTTTGTTACGCCCAGGATAGTACCCACCGAAGCTGGCATTTTCCTGAGCGACTTTCTTATCGTCGATAATATTAATGTGAGGAGGTTCGTCCAGACCTAAGTGTTTGCATGCATACGCCACAAAAGTATTGATCTTTTGGTCTCTTTCTTCTTCAGCCAGATATTGCTTAAATGTCTTCATTTTAACAATTCGGAAAATTGCGCCAGCGCCCAGCTAACTATTGCTGCCGCACCAACAACGATCCAACGCCACTTATCTAAGTCTGCTATCTTCTTTCTTTCTTCTTCGTGTTGTTTCTTCATGTCTTCGCGCATTGCATGCATTTCATCCATGATCTTAGTTTCAACTTCTGTAATTTTACTATACACGTCCTTTAAGTCGTGATTAGTTTCGTTTCTCCTATCCTCCATCATCTTCTGAACCTTGTCTAGTGTGTCATCGAACTTTTGATAGATGACATTGAAGAATGAAATTTTCTCCTTCATTGCACTGACTTCGACTTCAAGTCTATTTAACTTGGAGTCGTACATACGGCGATCATAATCAGAATGGTTATTTTCAGTTGGCATTGGCAGACTCCACAATGGCGCTCTGCTCACGAATCCATTTCTGTAAAGATTTCAGCTGTTCTTTGGTTTCGTGGCAGGTTCCGTAGTTTTCGACGATTCCTCCGAGGGCTTCAGAGGTGTTAATTCCGCTGGGGGTTCCATCAGCAGCGGAGGTGGTGTCGGCATGTAAACCCTTTGCACTGGAGTTGTGGATGTGCACCCAACCGCTAGGAAGATCACACACAGTATGAATAGGGATTTCGTCAATGACACTAACATTCCTTTCTCTCCATTTTGTTATATAAACTTTCTTTTCGACATACTCCGTTATGATTTGAATGTCTACTTTGTTCTTCTTGATCAGCAGCTCGTTGTACTTCTTTTCACTATCTGCGAGGAACTTAGATTTCTCGAGTTCATATTTATTCTCAGCATGCGCGTATCCCTTAACATACGAAAATCCAGCAACGGCTGCAACGAGAAGAGCCATTGCAAGGATCCTATACGGGAGTGGTACTACTGAGCCGAGAAATGGTATCATTGTTTATCCTCAGGTTCCGTTTTTCCTTTTAAACCAAGGGCTGCTCCACCAGCGGCAAGCAGAGTTGACAGACCAGTGCCATAAGCAATATAGTCTGTGGGTTTGTCCATGTAAAGACCAAGAAAAGCGAACACAATAAAACTTAATACAGACATGAACCAAATAATTCGACCAACGTCAAGGCTTCTGTTATCCTTACCTGTGAATAGAGTTATCCATAGGCTTCTCATACTGGCTTCTTCCTCCTAAGCATGTTCATCTTTTTCTTTAGTTGCGCTGCATAATTCGTTGTCGGATCAGTAATCGTCGGAACAGCGCCGCCAGCAACAGAAACAGCAGGAGCTTCCTCTTTGTTTAGCCTTGCAGTTATTTTTCCCATAATTCTATCTTGTTGGTTTCTCTTAGTTCCAAAATATGGGTGCTTGCCGTATAACTGTTGGTTCTTTATAGAACCTTTAAGCGTTCTCAGCTGTCGCTCGCGCTTTTGCGATAATTCTTCATAAACGGAAGAAGATTCTGGTATTGTTCTGTTTCCAAATTTATTGTCTACGGCAGCTTTAAAATAAGATGTGCCGCTGAGTTTAGCCTTCAGCGACTTGGTTTTAGCCTCTGATGATTTTATTTGCTGTTTCAGCTTTTCTTTTCTTTGCCTTTCTTTTTTCACGCGATCAACCGCACCTCCTGGTCTGGTTGCTGCCCTGTATCCCAGTGCCCCAGCTGCTGCACCTAATGCCAATGTCCCCAGCAATTCATTGAGCTTCTTTTTCGGTCTATCGTGCATTCCTGTTGGGGCTGTAGTCAACTCATGAGAAACGTGTGGCTCGCGCCGATGAGTTGCGGCGTGTCTGCTAGGATATTTCTTCCCAGATCCCAACCTTATTGACTGTTCTCTTAGTTCTCTAAAGCTCTTAGGCATTTAACTATTTCCTCGTCTAGAGATATTTCTGATGACAGTATATCTACACCATCTATTCCATATACTGCATCAGGCATAAAATTCAACAATATCAAAAAAGGTTTTAGCAACGGGTAGTGTTCTTCTTTTAGGTGAAAGAACAGCAATCTCGTGGCTCCTTCTGATCCGAACACATTATATACAATAACGATATGGTTCAGAATCAGTCTAGTATTCAACTCCGAATTGTTCAGATACTTTGTAAACAACTTCTTCAACAAATAGATTCGACTATAATCCTCATGAAATTCTGACATGACGCAATTTGGTGTATCATAACACTTAATTGCATACATCAGCAAGTTTTCATCATTTAGATTACCAAACATCAATCGTCAGCCGAATGTCTCACTCTCGTTAGGAAATCACTATCAGAAGACCCTTCAGTATATTCCAAAACGTCAATTCCACCTTGTATTTCGATGATGTCTTCTTGTTGAAGAATCTGAGCAAACATGGAATATCCAACAGGCTCCTCGTCTATTACCACATACAGAAAGAGGTCGTCTTCGCCCTCTATTTTGTATATTGTGTCTTCATCAACACTCAGTCCGCCAGGAAACTGTATTTCGTGATCCGTGAAGATCGAATGCAGTATAGTTTCAATGGCGTCGACTGAGCTAAAGTGTCTGTGAGAAAGCTCATCCAATTTTTCGTTTATGATTTCTATTGTAGCATAATCTACTTCTTCGTTCATATTCCCCTCACTCCGCCTCTATTGGCGTCTAAACTAATTACAGGATCAATTTCTATTTTAGCAGCACGGCTACCAGTTGCAGTTTTCCCGTTGGCTTGATTTGTTCCCTGCTTGTCGACTGCTTTGCGAATCACTTCACGAATAATATTTCTTGTTTCGCTGACAGTCTTGGCTTTGGTATCAGGATTCATTTTGCTAACGAGCTTCTCAACGCCAGCTTTCGGTTGCTGTATGGGAGCAGCTTCCGAGAGGTTTCTATACTTCCACTTGCCGTCTTCATGATCGGCAATCGCAAGCGTCTTGCCTGTCTCATGGTGAATCATATGAAGGGAAACTTTCTTGCCCGTCTTCTTGGCTATGTTCGCCGCATGTCTGCCCGCATCTTGCGCACCCTTCTCGCCCGCGCCCATACGATCACCAGCCTTGTAGTGCCGCCCATCTACATGGATCTGAGTGTGATAGCCTTGATAATCACGGCTCTTGCTTCTCTCTTCATGTTCTTTGGCTCTTGACATAGCCACATGATGAGGAACACCCTGCGCTCTCAGGTCTTTGTATACATCCTCACCAGTTGCTTCTTCCAACTTCGCCTTCGACTTCTTCTTGGTCACAAGCAATCCAGCTTTGTTGCGTTTTGCATTTCCACCAGCCTTCTTTATTCTTGCGATAAGCTGTTTGGTTGCATCCCTACCAACAGATTCTTTAACTGGATGCACTCTCTTCGCAATCACTCTAGCGATTTGTCTGTCCTTTTCTTTTTCATCATCAGAGAGACCGCCATACGCACCAGTCAACTTAGAGCGTCTTTCTTTTTGCTCTGGGCTTTGGTTTGTGCTGGTTAAAGCGTGGTGAGACCAACCGCGAGACTTCCCACCATAATCAGCCGGAGATCCATGAATGGCTTTTGATATGGTTTCGATGTGCTCAGGATCGTGTGGGTTTCCGCCAGCCTTTTTGATTGCTCTGGCAGCACGCAATCCAGCAACTGCGGAAGAGCGAGTTGCACCAGCACCAAAATTAGTCTTTGGATCTACAGAAGGATCATGTGGACCATATGATGGATTTGCTGCATGACTTGCTGCAGTTATTTTATATGCGAGACCTTTGGGATTTGAAGATTTCATTTCATCCATCTGGTCGGATTCTTCATTCACAGAATGAATGAACGACAGGTCTTTATGAACTTTATATCCAGCGTTTCTATAATGCTTCTCTGCCGTCTCTATAGCCTTTTGTTGACTTGATGCGTTTACGTTGACTCTTACGTCTTTCTTATCACCACTCGCTACATCACGATGAGATATTGTCAAGCCAACCTTATATCTTTTTCTACCGACAGCTTCTTCCTTCATCGTATCGCAATCGCACTGACCAGGAGTGTCTTTCTTGTACCTCTTGGTCAGCTTCGTGGTTCCCCACTCTCTGTCCTTTGGTTCATTGCTTTCTTCTTTTACATGAATCATTCTTTTCTTCTTCCCCTTGGTGTGGTCAATTATGGAGAGATGTTTTCCAGACTTCACCTCTCCGCTTGAAACTTCCCAATGACCATCCTTGATTTTTTGCATAACATGTTTCATGGAATGAGCTGGAAGACCGTAGTTCTCTTTTTCTTCCTTAATTTCTTTAGCACTCCAATTGGTACTTCCAAGACCGCTTGAATTCATAAGTTCAGCTGCATGTTGAGAACTTTTAGCTTTTTTGATAATATTTGCAACAAGCCTTTCTCTTTCGGAATTGCTTCCGTTGTGCTTATATGCATGTTGCGCGGGGCTTATATTGACCCCAGCATGACTGGCAAAAACATGACCTTTGGGGGTTCGGTATATATGATGAACATTTCCTAAAGAGTCTTTTAATGTTATATGAAGTTTCTCAACTTCTTCCTTAACGTATGCGTGTACGGATATTTTGTCGGCGTCATATCCCTTACTCTTAAGGCGTCTTCGATGTTCCCCTGCATGAGCAATTGCTTCTTCATATGAATCGTGTTTGGAAACATCACGCCCGTTGTTCAGAACTCGGTAATGTGAGACATCGTGTTTGGTTCTATGGGAAAGCGGAATTTCTCTTTCCTCATTGGCAGGAACACAATTCGGAACCTTTCTTCCATTCTTCATCTTCATGCCGACAGCTGTATAGCCTTTCCAGCATGCTTTCTTCAGACCACCAGTGGGTTCTTTGACTGCCATCTTATGCTCCTTTTGACACCGACTTGATCATCCAGCCCAGTTTCTTGTGAGCATCGATCTTGTCTTGGAGGAAGTTTGAGAGACCAATCTCACCAGCAGCCTCTGCTACTTTGTAGCCATTCGTCAGACCAGCAAGAATCTTGCTATTGTCAGCAAGCAGAGAACCGAACATCTCGGCTGGAGTTTGTACTGACGAATCGTCAATAGAAGTAGATCCCTTGAGTTCGGTCAGCGAACGCGGAGCATACTCGCCCAGAGCACGAATCTCTTCGGCGATTGGATCAATCGTATCGAACAGCTGCTCATAGACATCGCCAAAAAACTTGTGATACTCAGGGAAGTTGGCTCCTTCGACATTCCAGTGGAACGTGTGCGCCTTGAAGTACATATGGAACGCATCAGCAAGGATAGCCTTCATCGCAGCAGAAAGAGCTGGTGTTGCTTCTTCTGCCAGATAGCTTTCTTTCATCATCTTCGACTTCTTACGAAGAAGTTTGAAGTCATGAGCATCAATCTTGCCATTCTCGTTGGCATCAATTCTACGCTGCCTGCCGAGCAGACGCTCGGCGATATGGCTGGTTTCTTCTTCCATCTTATCAGACTTAGAGGGTATGCTTACGCCAGCCCATTTAGCTTGTCTAGCTCTTCTCTGTTCAATTCTTTCTTGGGCATCTTTAAATGCTTTGGCTAGTTTTGGGTCAGCACGAAGCATCCAGCCTGGTTTGTGGTTCCCTTTGCCCATATATGGGGCTTCGTCAATCTGCTCGACTTCTTCATTTGTTTTCTTTTTGCCAATCCTACTAGCACGCTCGGCTCTGAGCATTGCAAGCTGATCGTGCGTTACTCTATGAGGCATATTTGGGTTTTTCTGTTTAAATTCTTCCCAACCAGCTATCCTCTTTTCAATTTCAGCATTTGTCATAGATGCAATATGTTTTGCAGCATCGTATTTTTTGCCGTAGTTGCCACCTTCATCAATCTGCTCGACTTCTTCTTTCTTTAACTTTTTATCCCAAGCCTTATCCGTCTTGATATTATATTCTTTTCCACCAGGACCAATATCTGCAATTTTATAACCTATAGGCTCATTTGTTTTGACTACAACTTTTTTCTTAGCTTCTTCTGGAAGGTTCGGTTTGGGTTGCTTATTCGCTAAGTTGCCCCGTATTCTTCCCTTCAGAGAAGTATTGGACGCTTTCGTTGTCTTGCCAGTCTTAGCAACAACCTGAGCTTTTTTTCTATTTTCTAATGAAGAATGATTGTATTCGCCGCCTGTGTCACCACGCTTATCAGACGTTGCTCTCATTCCACCAGTTGATCTAGGGCTACGGTCCCAGTCGTGGTCGGGGTCAGGTTTGGCAGCACTTGAACTTCTCCACTTGGCTTTCTCTGCAATCTGCTCGGCTTCTTCTGGAAGATGCGAACCATATCCTCTGGAGTTCTTCAGATCTGCTATTCTAGCTCTTGCATCAGCTTTTCTGTCTCCAGTCTGCTTCGGACCAGTGTCTGCTTTTTGAATCTTTCTTCCAGCAGCAACGCGATCTGCTACTGCACGCTGAGAAAGTGGAGCGGCTCCTGGCTTATGTCCACCGCCAGCTTTAAATTGTAGTGACTTTGCTTTCATTCTGTTTACCATACCAACCATGCCACGCTCATCAATCTGCTGAAATTCTTCGTACATATATCTGTCTAATATATCCAAAGCATGTTTTGGAATCTTTTGTCCTTTATGAGAATTTTTACCTTCGTCCGCACTAGCTCCAGCGGCACGGAGATCCATTCCCTTTTGCTTTGCCTGCTTAAGAGCCTCTTCTGCTTTGTCTGCGTGATGCTTCGGTACCTCGATTTCACCAGCCTCCTCTCTCGACCCGCCATAATTTGCTTCGACGGTGCCATGCATGAATTCATGAAGATGCGGACGGGCATTTATTTTCACATGCTCTTCTTGGGCTTCAAAAATATTGCGCCCTTCGTCAAGTTTTTCCCACTTGTCTGTATATACATGTTTTTCACCAGTCGCATTATGAGTGAGAACAGCCTCATGTCCTTCTGGGAATTTACCTGAATCCTCTAATTTGTTTATATGGGCAGCAGCTTCGGCTTTTGATGCAAAACTTCCTAGCTTTTTCTTTCTGTCGTCCTTCTCGGGATGAACTGCATGAAGAGTGTAGCTTTCGCTCAATGTTTGCTCCATCACCTTTCTCGCGGCTTCAGCAACTGCCTTGTTGATTTTGTCGTTGAATGGATTGTTCATTTAGATGTCTCCGTTATTTTTCTGAAGTTAGAGAAAGATTTCTTTTCGGCAACTGAGTATGCGGTGAGTCCAATCCCACCAGAAGGAACAGCACCTATTCTGGAGTCAAAGTATTTACCAGGATTCACGGCTGGCTTTTTGTGGACTTTTTTGCCCTTGCTTGTGTCTGCCTCGGCTTCTTTGGCTTCGGCGGCGACGACTCGCTCGGCTCTGTTGTCGGAAGACTTGGGGATTCCTCCTTCTCTCGGGTCGTTTTGGATCGCTCCTTTCTTAATGGCTCCTCTAGCGGCTCTGCCCAAAACAGCTTTTTCAGTAACTGTAGAATCTTCATTGCTTTCTCCGATGATTTCCTCAAAGAGTTGATTGATGTTTGTTGTGTCTATTTTGCCGCTCTCGACCAGCCATTTGATTGATGATGGATTGGTTGGAGCTGATGAGATGAAATTGGAAACTCCCTCAAAGAGTTCCTCAGTCCAGCCGATGATTTCCTTTCTGACCTTTTCATTCGCACGCTTGAAGTCGCGTGAGTTATCGAACAGGAAAAAGCTAGAGAAATCCTCAGAGAACGTTTTCATGTTCTTGATTGCTGAATTATACTTCATCAGTCTGGTTTGCTCAGAGAAGGTTTTGGCTCCGCTAGAAATGCGTACATCATTCCTTCTCTTTGACTCAGAGTTTTCCGTATAGACGAACACCATGGAAGTATCATATCCCATGTGCTCAAGAACTGTACGGCAAACGTTGATTTTGTTGTAGTCGTCTGCATTGCCATTGATGAAGATGGAACGAAATGTGTCCAGTTCTCTCAATGAAGATTTTTCGACGATTGTCTTGTGTAATTTGTCGAGGCTAATCTCAGCCATTCCTGACTCTTGTAGCCCCGACTTGATAAGAATGTCTTTTCCACTGCCAGGTCCTCCCACAAGAAAGAGAGCCTTGAAGTGTTTCTGCGTGGACTCTAAAGACAATGCGCTTTTTGGCGCATGATTGATTTGTTTGAGCTGTCGTTCTTTTGTTTTCATATATTCCCACACTTTGGGGTTATTTTGGAGTATTTATATTATTTTCGTTTTATCACTATTTCCCCGGAAGCCAATCCACGCTTAAATTTATTCATATGCTCTAGGGCTTCCCCACGAGTAAAGTTCGGTCCAAGGTGTCTATGAAACTCTTCAATGTTACTATCACGAGCCGCAGTTCTCATTGCAGTTCCTGAGAATCCATGCGATCTATTTTCGTCTGTCGGATAATGAACGTGAATCTCGTGGAATTTCTCCCCGTTCATTTCTTTTATCTTTCCAGATTCTAGAGATGACTTCAGACGTTCGGCGAAATCTTTTCTGTCGTGACCGAAATGCAAATGTAGAATTCTTCGACCTGTTTTTGGCATGCTGTGAAATGCATGAGCGACTACTTCTCCAGCTGAAGGGGAAACGCGAAATTTGGCTTTTCCACCCCACTGCCGTTCTCCAATTTTCTCTCTTTGGGAATCTGAGTATAGGTCTGTTTTCCCAGAAAGACCAACTACGATCTTTCCTTTTTTAGACCTTGACATAGAACCACCAATATCTTCATAATGTCCTTGGTGAGTTATCGGAGAAGCGCCCATATATGTTACATGAACGTGATGTTCCTTTTCTGTTGCACTCTCGGATACTGTATCTTTTACTCCCAACGTAGTTCTAAGATGCTCCAGAGCAGCAGTATGATCCATCTTTTTATTGCCAGCAACCGCTGCCTTGAATCTATCATATACTTCTTGATGGCGTTCTTTCAATATATGACGTTTAATAAGATCTGATACTCCATGGAAAGAATGAATTTTATTTTCGTCGGCTTCACTACCAAAGATCCTGTGTGTAACTTCTGATGGTTCCTTGGAAGATTTTTCAGAGGGATCAGTTCTTGATGTTGCTCCATTTGCTATTGAGAATTTGTACCTATCCAGTCCAGCAGTATTTAAAAGAATTTTATGGTGCGCGCCTTTAATTCCTTTTTTAGTGTCTTCCCAATCTGAACTTTTTACGAATTTTTCTGCTTCGGTCGGCTCATCATTCTCGTACTTAGAGGCAACAAAATCCATTTGGTGAATATGTCCAGTTTCATTATGTCGCATAAGAAGAGTAGATTCGGTTCCATGTCTCTTTTTACCAACAACAGTAAACTTGCCGAATTTGCTTCCCTCCCTTGCATGATCATAGAGAGCATCTTTATGTTCTGCAGGAATCAGCATGTCAAAATCACCAACTTCCTTTTTATGGTGTTGGAATTCTTGATGACTCAATGAACTGTCCATGAAATGTCTAGTCGAGCCAACATAGGTGGACTTGTTGTTTATTGCTTTGCCATGGATGCCAAACAGATGTCCGCCAGTTGCTTGGCGAAACGAATGATGAAGCTGGTGAAGAGCTTCAGGAAGATCTCTTTGAAGGGATTCTCTAATCTTCGGCGTTACCTTAAAAGGAGCTGGAGAGACTTGTTCTCCTGATTCCGTTTTGGCTTTTACGTTTCCGCCTTCTCGTAAGAAAAACTTAAATGCCTTAAATGACACGTTACCCTCTCCCATTCTGGGGGACGTTTCTACTTTTAAACGCTTCTTTATTGGATGGATCAGCCTTATATGCTCTGAAGGTATCGGAAGTAACCTTAAATCTGGGAGCATTTGGGTTTCTGTTGGATGGATGGACTACAATCCCCTCGGAACCAGATCCCCATTTTGGTGTCAAATTCATTCTTTTAACGTGAGTATCAACTTTATCAGAAACAGATTTCTTTATTTTGTTGAACTTTTCTATTTCAGCCATCTTGGCTTCTTTGTTTTTGTTTGTCGTTCTGCTACCAAGAAGTTCGTGGTCCAAACGATGGAATTGTTCTCTTTCGTCTGAGACGTCTACATGCATGTGTTTATGTGGAATCTTGTCATCATCAAAGTTAATTTCGTCATTGGAGGCGAATTTCTTTAAATCCTCAACATTGTGATCTCTGTTTTCTGGTAGCTTTGTATGAACAACATATTTTCCTACTGATCCCATATGAGAAGGATCATAAGAAGTTCCCACGAATTTAATCTCGTTGGCTCTTTCTTCGGATTGCCTGCCGAAAGGGCGATAGAACATTTCTCCTCTGAGTTTTACTTCTTGTCCGGTTCTATTGTGGTGGTGTTGAAGGTAATGTTGAAGACCTTCGTTTTTAGCTAGGGTATCATGAACGTGCCCAAACGCCATGGCAGAAGTTAGATCCACTGGCTTATTGGTCTCATTGGCTCTTCGAATGGCTCTATTGTGAAAATCTTGTGAGCTTCTCATTTTTTCGGAGCCAGAACCAGAGCTTTGAGTATAAAACCCGTGCTCATCCCAACCCATCATATGGGTCATTCCATCGGTCTTTTCAGTTATATCGTGGAGATGAACTTTCCCATCACCAGTAAGAGCGCCAAATTGATTATGGTCCATTGTTGTGATATGAGGAAGACCCTGCCTAATTCCAGCCTCAGAAAGGATTCTTTTAATTTTATCGAGTCTCACAAGAATCAGCCTCCAAACGATATGATATTCTCTTATTTAGTCAAAAGAAAAGTTCTTGAATTTCTCGTATTTGTCTCCATGACCATTCATCATAGGTTTGTATGATTGCTGCGGTGGCGGTTCGTCCTGCCCTGAGTCGGCGATCTGAGTCTGAGCCACATCATACAGCCTCATTCTGGCTCGGTCGATCCCAAGAACGAACCTCTTATTACTGGATGGATCAGAGAATCGATTCTTGAGTTGTTTCACAAGGATCTGATTGACGGCATCAAGCTGTTCGGTTGCAACGATGGAGATCATAAAGTCAACGGTTGCCGCAGTTCCAAAGCTCTCGGAGATATCTTCCATTCCTGGGTCAGAGTTGGAGAAACCAGAACGAGTCGTTTGAGTTGCAGTTACAACAGGAACATCAAACTCAACCGCAAGTCCACGAAGCTCCTCGGCAATTGCTTTGATGTAGGAATAGCTGTTAACGTTCGCTCCATGCTTCAAACGAGAAGAGGCGCAGATGTTCATGTAATCGATGAAGATTATATCTGGAACAAAGTTACGCTTGAGCGCCAGATCATTCAACAATGCACGGAAGTGAGCCGATGACGCCGAAGCTGTAGGATATTCCTTGATGATCAGCTTACCCTTGGTCTTCGACTCAAGGTTGCGTATCTTCTTCAGATAGATATCCTTCGGCATCGTTTCCAACTCGTCGACACGAACGTTCAATAGATTGGCGTCAATCCGCTCGGCGATACGTTCTTCTGCCATTTCCATAGTGATGTACAGAACGTTTTGATTCTCAGTCAATGCTGACGCCGCCATATGACACATGAACAGAGACTTACCGACACCTGTACCTGCAAGAATACAAGAAAGAGTTTTCCTAGGCAATCCACCGCGAGTGATCTTGTTCATGTACTCAAGATCAAACGGAATGCGTTTCTCCGTTCGATGATAAAACTCATATCGCTTTTCCGCGTTGTCGATATAGTCGTGACCGACGTAAGGATCAAAGGAAACTGATAGCGCATCAGTCAACAGAGAGGGAATTGCTCCCTTGCTGAACTGTTTGTTAGATCCATCAAGAATATGAATGGACTCTAGGATGGCATTGTGAATGGCTTTCTCTTGGCAGAACTTCTCGGAAGATTCAAGAAGCCATTGATCGTCGCTAACATCATCGTTTGTTTTGACTTCATCAATGATGTCAATGGCTTCTTGAAACTCATCAGCAATCAATCCTGGACGATTACTGAGTTCAACTCTGATCGATTCATACGAAGGGATCTTGTTGTACTTATGAATGAACTTCGATACTTCCTGTAGAACTGTTCGTTCTGTTTTATCGTGGAAGTAATCTTCTTTAATGAACGGCAGAATCTTTCGAGCGAACTGTTCGTTTTGGAACAGGTTCTTCAATATAATCTTCTCTATGCTCATCATTTGGTTTCTGTTCCTTTCTCTCTTTGTCATACTCAATGGTTTGCCAGAAAATTGACAGAAGAATGTTTCCCACGGTTTTTAGGAACTTCTTATCTTGATAGAAGTCTTTCCTGAGCTTGTCAGTAAACTGGATCACCTCAATATTATACGTTGCATCTGCCGTGCCGTCAACGTTTTCGTCGCCAATTTTTATAGTGTCATAGCAGTACACAACTCCAGCATATCTGCCTTTCCGAATGCGAATTGGAAGAGTCTGAGATTTTTCGACAGAAACGTCAATCGCATATTCGTAGAAGTCATCAGGGGCATAGTATTTGTTCCTGTATGCTATACCCAGCTTCTCAATTTTACTCTGTATCCACTTCATCATCTTCGTCATCTCCTGCTATGCCAAGAATGGGAGTGCTTGATACCATGTAGGTCTTCTTCACATATTCTTGAAATTGTTTCGAGTTTAGTATAGGGTTCCAGAAAGATTCAGTGTCAGTATCCTTCAGACGATACTTCTTGTCTTCCATAGCACCAGTCGTAAGATCAGTTTTGGCATACCATCCATTAGAAGGTTTCTGTACAAATCCACCCTCCAAAGCAATGTCAAGCAACCCCGACCATTTACTTATACCACCCTCAAACGACACAGATACAGGGATCTTGGACTTCTCGCGAACGTAACGAGACTTCTCCACGTTGATGATGAAGTTGTAACCAACGATTTCAGTTCCTTCTTTTTCTTGCTGACGACCAAGGATGAAAATGTTATCAGCAGAATAGTAAGAACCAGTGCCGCCACCAACGATATCTTTAGGATAAAGACCAATTTCCTTGTAGGTGTGATTCACAACAACCATCGGAATGTCTTTCATCGTCAGGTGGGGCGTGATCATACGGAACAACGATTTGATTTGTTTTGCGCGACTCATATCCGCAACGGACTTTTGATCCAGCGCATCTTCTACTTCTTTCTTCGAAGCAAGGTTGCCGATCGAATCAATCACGATGATGAGTTTATCAGTACGATCAACGTTTGTCAGCTGCTGCATGATATCAAACTTGAGTTGCTCAACATCAGTGATAGGAGTATGAAGAACTCGATCCTGATCAATACCAAACGAAGTGAAGTACGATTGCGGAGTACCAAACTCAGAATCATAGAACAACAAAGCAGAGTCAGGATACTTGTCAAGATATGCTTTTGCCATCAGCAACGAGAAGCAAGTCTTGAAGTGTTTTGATGGACCAGCCCACATGGTCAGACCTGGAGTGAGTCCGCCGTCAAGACGACCAGACAACGCAACGTTGATAACGGGAACCGAAGTTGTAATCATATCCTTGTCAGTGAAGAACTTCGACTTCGCCAGAATAGCAGATTCTTTGATTGTAGAATTTTTCTTAATCTTATCCAAAATACTCATAGTATTCTCCTTTATGAAAATAAATCTTCAAGCGAACTGGATTCTTCTGCCTTCCAACCAATCGAATCCAAAACAATTTGTAGAGGGTCTAGAAACGTTTTCTCGAAGAGCATATTGTAATGCACCTTGTCTTGAATATCAAACTCTTTCGGAATATCATCATGAAACGAAAGAACATTGCTGTTGAGTTTGTTCGGTTGCTTCAAATACACGAACTTAATCTTGTCGCCATCTTCGATCTTGGGGTACTTCTTCTCCAGCTTCAGAACATCAAGCATGTGATTGTAAATCAACGCACCCTTGGTGTGGATCGGTGTTCCTAATTTGTATGGCGCCTGACGTAGTGCATTGATATCACCACGCACATCCTTGAGCTTGACTCCATATTCCTTTATACCATTCACGCCGCGAGGAAATGCAATGTCAGACAATGGGGCGCTGTTATACTCCGAGCGGAAGTCTGATATAAACTTCCGAAGATCCAATTCGCTGCCACCAAGAATAATCTTGAATGCCTGCTTAATCTTGTTGCGGCAGATTAATGGAGTTGAAGACTTGATTGCCTCAAGACCCATGATCTTCATCTTGGGTTCTGCGTACTCAACTCCTTCGTTGTTGTACACGTTGATGATATATCGTTTCTTCGCAGTCCAGATTGCACGATCGCCCAACGCTTCTCGCTTCATGTCCATCGTTTGGTCAAATGCAGAAACATATTCTGCAAGTTCAGCGTAGCACTTGCTTATATAAGGTTGTATTTTATCGTTACACGCAGCGTCCATGAACTGAATAACTTTGCGTTTGTCTGATATGTTCTTACCGAATACTTTCTTGACCAACTCATCGAAACGAATGTAAACTGAGTCAGTATCCGAGGCGATCACATAATCCACATTGGTATTAAGAAGTTTGTTGAGATAATCGTTGATGCGATTCTCGATCCAACGAATTGACAACTGACCTGACAGAGTAATTCCTTCGGCGATACGAATATCATAGAACCTGAAGAATTTATTGCCACACGCACCATAAGCTGAGTTCAAACAAACCTTCTTTGCCATCTGCAGATTCTTGTATCTTGAAACTCTGTTGACAATATCTGCAACATCTTTCATTCCTGCTTTCTTGGCAGCTTCTAGTTCTTTCTCTGCTTGAGTCATGAGATTCTTATATCGTTTACGATCAGCAAACATCTGTCGCATCAGCGTGGCAAGAAATCCTTCCTTCTCTGTGCGAAATAGCTGACCATTCGGACACAGCGTCATCTTGAGATTCTTGAGCTTGTCTGTGTTTACTTCACGCGCAAGCATAGAATCGACGTTGATATTTTGAGAAATAACGCGATGCATCTCTTCGGTATATTCTGTCGGATGAACCAATGTCTCTGGTGAGATATTGTACATCATTATCAAACTGGGATATAGAGAAGTCAAGTCAAAGGAAGCAACCCAGTCGTGCATGCCAACCTGCACATCTTTCACATATCCACCAGCATACTGAGCTGATTTCGTATGATCGTCATTCGGCGGGATGATAATTCCCTTGCTTCGCAGGTGATTGTAGATGATAACATCCCACATAAGAACCTGAGAAAATACATCATCGAAGTTTGTCTTTGAGTCATAAGCAAGGGTCATCGCCAACTCAATCAGCTTCATCTTCTTCTCAAGATTGAAGACAAGCTCAACGTCTTTGATGTTGTACTCGATGAACTTTTGATAGTTTGTCTTGTACAGCTCAAGAAGAGAACCATACTCAGAGTAATCCAGCTTCTTCTCGCCGAGTTCAACGCTAGCAATGTTATCTAGACGAAATGAATCTTGGTTTGGGTTCGGCGCATACTTTCGATACAGTTCAATGTAATCAAGAGAAACGACGCCAACGATATCGTATGTCTTGGCTTCCTTGCCCTTGAATGTAGCAGTGCGCTCATTCAAACGATTCCAAGGAGACATCCTTCTGGCAATGTCATTGCCAAGAACATTTGTTATACGATTGATCAGATAGGGAATATCGAAGAACTTACTATTCCAACCAGTGATGATGTCAGGATGACAAGATGCCCAGACCTCAACGAATTCTTTGAGCATCGAATATTCAGAAGTGAACATTCGATAGTTGACGTCATCGCGACAGTTGTTGTATTCTTGGCACCCGAATACTTGATATGTACCATTCACGAACAACGTGATGGCAGTGATTTCCTTGTTCGCTAAATCAGGTTCTGGGAACCCCTCGTCCGACGCAACCTCAATGTCGATGTAAGCGACGCAAATTTTATCAGCCTCCCATGGAATCTCTTTGGGAAATGCTTCCGAGATAAATGCGTATGGGTATCGAGTAAATCCGTAGATCTTGAAGTTCTCGATACCGTCATACTTTTTAACGAAGTCTCTCGCTTCGGAAATTGATGTGAAGGGAAGTTCCTCGAGATACTCACCCTGAAGCGTCTTCCACTCCGTTTTCTTATTCGCCTTAGTGTAGAGTTTAGGAGAATATTGAATTTTCTTGGCGATTCGTTTGCCATTGTGCACGCCTCTGAAAAGGATGTTATCGCCAAGAACTTCGACGTTGGTATAAAACATATCTGCTCCATTCATGATGAGGTTATTATACTATGCGCAGATATAAAAATCAACGTCGTTTTTTGTTTTTGATTTCCGATGCGATTTTCTTTTTGTCAGCCAACTCGCCATTGACATAGATCTGATCGAGGATCATTCCATATCTGTTCTTACCAACAACAAGACTGTGTCCGTTGAACTCTTTGATCTTGTAGCCGTATTCTAGAAACAGATCTTTCAAATCATTAAGACAGTGCATTAAACCACCCAGGGAAGGTTACCACCATATCTCCGCAGCATTTCGGCGTTGCCTTGAAGGAAGAACTCCTTCTGTACAGACATAGGGTTGTTGCCTACAGTATAGTTGACCGTATGCGCGTATGTCGGAAGGAAGTTGTTGAAGTGTTGGCGTAGATTCGCGCAAAGGACGCGATCAACTTCTGGCACTCCAGGTTCTCTCGCCTTTCGATACCAAAGTGGACTGACTGAAACAGCCACGTCTTTTCTTAGGAAGTAACAGTTGACGTCAACGAAGTAATCTTCAGGATGAAGAACGCTGGGATATACGCCAAGAGATTCGCAGTCGTCTCGGCAGATAAAGTTCTTATCTTTGTCTTGAATGTTACGGAACGAGAATGTCCAATGCTTTCCTTGCATCATCACATTCATACAAGATTGAACGTGTTCTGGATGCAGCGTGTTATCGTCGTCAAGATACATGACGAAATCGCCGTCAGCAAGATATGTTCCTGCTCCATACATTCGATGACCATTCCACCTCTCAATACCAACGGGAGTAGGAAGATCGATGACATCTAAAGAACAATGCATCTTATGCAGATATGCATCATCAATCAACTTCATCGCCTTGTCTTTATGGGCTGGACCATCGACGAAGACAAGATGCTGAATGTTTGTGTATGTCTGATTATGTACGCTCTCAATCACATCCGTGAGTAAAGGATTCGCTGACGTTGCCGTGATGACAGTTACTAGCGGACCTTGACTCATAGATCACCATTCTTAATGCACTTCTCGAATGTAGAGAACAACTTATTGAACCGCAGTTCATAGATGTGTTCCATACCGATAAGAATGTTTGCTATCTGGTCTTCTGACATTGGAGTTGGTCCGTCCATCAGCATTTCATTAAGAAGTCTGATGTCATCGACAACATTCCACGCTTTCATAATATCTTGTTCAAGATCAAATCGATTAACCATTTCGACGCTTCTCCTTACGAAATTTAAATTTAGGACCATCAACAGTGATTCTTACCATCGGGCTGTTAATGCTGGATCGAGTATAATCCCGACCACCATCAACCATGTGATTGCCTTTCACAACACAATCATGACGATATCGAGAAACGATAACCTCACCATCATCACAAAGAACACCATATATTGGTTGTGAAAATACAGGCGATGCGTTTGTTATGTAGACAACACCATCGCGAATCAGGATTCCAAAGTAATGACTATGACCTTTGCTAAGATCAGGATTTGGAGTATAGAATACATCGATTGGTTCGTATGTCCAACCGCCACCCTTGGCAATGGTGCACCAATAGCCCATGTATTTGCCACCATATTGTTGTTCTATCTGACGAATGCCTTCCTCGCTAAGATGATAACCTTTGGTGGGAGTCTTAATATGTCTCTTCATTCACAGCACCTCATTTTTTCTACCCCAACCTTTGATATCGGCGTTGGCTTCTCCTCCCACATATATGTAGTTAGACTTGTGCATCGGCGCAACGAACATCTTCTTGCGCTCGATTTCTTTCTGAGCAGTCAACTCGCGCTCAAGCATTTCACCTTCGTACCGAACAGGAACCCTGACCTGTATTGGACGAATATCAGCAGAAGGAATGGCATCGGCTGCAGTAGCCTGCCTCGGTTTCACTATTAGTGGAGTGAATTCTGGTTTGTACTTTTGAGCGACGTTGGTCAGAACGACCTTGCGCTTCTTCTTTGGTTTGTAGGTTGGAACCTTACCGAAGACCATCATTACTTTGCTTCCTCGCAGTTGTACAGCTTACCACGAATTATAATATCTTGCGCTCGTTTGTCAACTTGTTTTTCTCGTTCTTGAAAATAATGCTGAGTGAATCCAACAATCAACATTGAGAATGCAGCTGCTGCAGCAATAATTGCAAGGACGTCAATGTAATCTTTTATTCTCATTCTCGCACCTCAACTAACACGGCGCCAAGTGCGCCCTCGAGAGGAGCGACGCTCTTGATGCGATTGCGAATGTGGAACGGGTTGCGCTTGAGCTGAGTGAACGTCCGCCCACGCTTGTCGAAGTTCTTGATGGGCTTCGGAAACCAGATCTGCTCAGTCGTACCCTGCTTGATGTAGGCATACAGCTTGTTGCCGTCAAGTAGATAGGTGTGATTGGCAGTGCGAGGCGACGCCCACTGAGTCGTTTCCTTGAAAGCCAGCAATTGCATACATGAACTCCTATTGAGCCGTTATTCTACCGTGGGTCAAGTTGAAAGTCAAGCCGCGACCTCCACGCGCTCGAATTTGGCGCGATTGATCAGCGTCTGCTTTTCACCACGGAACTCCTGGTGAGCCTTGACCTTGGCGGTCAGGTTCACGACGTCGCCTTTCTCGACGCTGATGAAGTTCTTGGTCTTGAAGACCAGACGGTTGCCCGCCTCGTCGCGGAGCAGATACATCTCCTGGCTGTCGCGATCGTAGTAGGAGAACGAACGGGCACCGATCGTGAGAACAGCCTCAACCTTGACGTTGGTGAGGGAGATCTTGCCGCCCTCGTCGCCAACGAACGAACCGAGCGCAGCCATCTCGAGGCGCTTCGCCTCCCACTCTGCCTTCTTGGCAGCATCCCGCTCGATGCAACGCAGGACGGCATCGAACTGCTTGTCGGTCAGCTTGCCGTAGGTGACATACGAATCCAACAGGCTGGCAGCGAAATCGCCGCGAGCGCTGTAGAGCCAGTTGACAACTTCCTGAGCGCGATCGCGCTTCAGGAACGTCTTGCGAGCGTTGTTGACGATATTGCGACGCACTGCGCGGTCATAGGCAGAGTGGTTTTCGATGTAGCTCATAAGAGGCTCCGAAGTTCAAGGTACAGGAGGAATTATGACCGAATCCAACCAAGATGTAAAGAAAAACAATTCCTTGCAAATCAATGACTTACACAATCCCACTGCTAAGTTCTTGATTTATAAGGAGTTTATCCAATCGGTAATTTTACGCTTTTCTGCTTGCAAGAAATCGGCGGGAAATACCCACCTCGTCTCCCACTTTTAAAGCAAATTTTTGTAAGTCATTGATTTCATTAGAGAAAGTCTTGCAGGTGAACTTCAATACCCTTCTGCTAAGTCATTGATTCATAAGGACTTTTTTTCGACGACAACCCCAGCTCGCCTCAGCAGGTCGATCCCGTCCGTTCGCCGATACTCAGCCCCATACCGGACCACCCCCACTCCAGCCTGCAGTATCGCCTTGGAGCACTCAACGCAAGGCGCATGCGTTATGTACATGGTCGCGTCAAGGCAAGAATCGTGCGAGCGCGCAACTTTTAGTAGACAATTTATTTCCGAATGAATAACGAAAGGTTTCGTGACGAGCATTTCTGGTGTTATAGTTCTACTTTCGACATCGTGGTGTTCTGGTATAATTTCCTCACACTCATTTTCAAACCCTGCTGGCATACCATTCCAACCAAAGGAAATTATATTTCCGTTTTTGACTAGCACGCTTCCGACTTGCAACCTTCGAGCATATGACATTTTCGCCACCCTCTCAGCCAAATCGAAATAGAAGTCATCATATCTTTTTCGTTTTAGTTCTTCCTTCGTACCAACCATTATCAATTTCCTCGTCTGTTCGGATCAGTTTACTATTAGTTCCATCTGTTATCCATTTTTTCTTAACCCTTTCTATTTGTCCAGTTCGAACTAATTCCCAATATTTGTTAGATATTTTTTTACAGTGCCCATTTTCTGCATTTATTTTTCCTTGGGATTTCCCACCCAACGTACAAGATTTCAATCTTATGGTTGAGTCGAAGAAAGAATTTTTATTTTCTCTTCTGCAAGTATCTGCGCCTTTTTTGCCATACTGGATTCTTTGTTCTTTCGTTAATTCCGATTGAACTCGTTTCATATGTCCCGATTTAGAATTTATTGATCCTTGTACTCTTCCTCCGAGAGAAGCATTTGTTTTCGCTTCTTCATCAGAAACCTCTCTTCCATAAAAAAGAGAAAGCCCAACTAATCCAGATTCCTTTCTTTTTTTATTACACGCCGTTCCTCCGAGGCTAGCTCGCAATTTAACGAATTCTTCGTCTTTGTTTTTTCCAGAAAGCATAAAGTAAGCACAAAGATCTTCGAATTTACCGAATTCCTCATATAAAGACATATGCGCCTGCGCGTGTTCTTCTACAGTGAGTTCAATTAAATTAGAGGGATCGTCTGAACCTCCCATATGTTTTGGTATGATGTGGTGTTTGTGTTTCATCGACATACTAACTCCATTAAAATTGGGATACTTAGTATATAGTCGAGTTATTCACGCTGAGATCAATAAATTTAAAATTATTTTACAAGAGAGAGCCTTGCGACTCTCTCCGCGACATCATGATATAGAGCATCAAATTTGTTCAAAGGATCTCCAGCTTCCTAGTCTTACTCTCAGGAAGCACTCGGCGAAGATGAATATAAAGAATGCCATTTTCCAACTTTGTCTTATCTACTGCGACGCTGTCGGCAAGAGTGAATTTCTTGATGAACCCTCTTGATGCAAGACCGCGAAGAAGATAGTTCCTGTCTTCCTTCTCTGGTTTGTTGGCGACAATATGCAAAACATTGTCTTCTTCGAGGTTGATTTCAAGATCTTCTTTGGCGAAACCAGCGACGGCGATTTCAATAGTATAATCAACGTCAGAACTCTGGACAATATTGTACGGTGGATAACCTATAGCGGTCTTCGCCTGCACGGGATCCATATTAAAGAAGACGCGGCGAAATGAGTCTAGAGCGAGGCTGTTGAGAAAATAGTCTGTGGTCATGATGTTCTCCTTATATAAGCGAGATTGTTGAAACCGACCCCAATCGGGCATCGGTGGCGAGGGAAGCCCCCCACTTCATCAGCACGCTCTAATGAGCCGTGCTACTTTTTTCTTCCTATGCTGTATTTAGTCATCAGGTTGTAGTTGCCCTTATCGCGGTGACTGACAACCTTGATCTGGGACATTGGCGCTTTTGGATCAGCAGCTGCCTCTTTGTTCACGATAGCAACCAATCCCCATTCTTCTAGCAGATTGGCAATCGTGTTACGACGCGCAATGTCGGACTCGTTCAGGCTAGAAGGTTTGCCGTCCAGCTTGAACATCTCCTTGAAATGTACAATATAGTATTTGCCTCTCTTATGCAGTATATGACAAGACTGATAGAGAGTGGGCTTCTCGTTGCCGTCAGCAGTCTGCGGCTTCGACGATACGCCGATACGAGAAAGAGTTTCGGCTACTTTAAGAAAATCATCACTCTGTTGTAGTGTGACCTCGACCAATGATTCTAAATCCATGACAAACCACCTTGTAATTATTCTACATTTTGTATTTAGTCAATTCGTGTTTGCTCACGAATGAACTTGAGCTGCCCTTCTGAGAGGACGCTAAGAACATCGCGAGCAGCACGCGTAGAATAACCGAAGTAGAGCTTGATCGCTTCTAGATCAGACTCCTCCTCTTTCTTGACCCACTTATTATACGAACGCTTCTTCGATCGAATGGAATGTCGAAGATAATCATACTGCATCTTGACATCGAGCATATAGTTGGCATTCATCTCATTGGCATACAGAACACAGTCTGCATGGTATGAGAGTGTCTTGTTTACTATGAACGGAAGATATGCTTTCTTTGACACACCATCGACAAGAACGTCGGTCTTGGTTTGGAGTATACTTGGAATGATGTCTTTGAATAGATTAGTCATCGTATAATCTCCACTTCACTTTCCGTAACAACAGCAACTCTTGCGCCACAGGGAAGCAGAGTCTTCTCGTTGCCAGAATACATCACATGACTGGGACCATGGATCTTTACTTCGTGGCAGTAGGTGTTCTTCTTACCCTGCTTTACGCTGAGAACAGGCTCATCTCTGTTATGTAGTTTATTGCCGCGAATCTTTTGTTGATTAACGTGAATGTATGTTTTCATTTGAACGAACACTCACACATAAGCTCGGTTACACATGCCATCAGGTTGATCTCAGGATCAGCAACGAACGCTGCTTGATACTGATACTTCCCAAGGATAACAACGGCAATAGGAATCGTTGGCGGCTCAAGACACTCAGACAGTCGATCATACAGCTGACGGAAGATTACGTTGGAATCGTTGTCATGATTCATCGCCACCCACTTTCGCGCTTCGTTGAAGTTCTTGCCTTTCAATGCAGCCATCAAGTCGGCAAACTTCACATCAGCATTATTGGCAAGAATACCAGAGTCAATCCTACCACGAACCGAATACCTCTGCAACTCATTCAGAGTTCTACGATTATCTGGGAAGAACTTTGTGATGACCTCGGCAACAACCTTGGGGTCATACTCAATCTTCTCGCGATCAAGAATCTGCTGGCAACGCTTCATGAACGCAGATGCCATCTTCGCCTTGTCGCCGTTCTTGAGTTTGAAATCAATAACAGCACACCGAGAATGCAACGGTTCAATGATACGGTTTTTGTAGTTACAAGTAAAGATGAACGAACAGTTTGTAGAGAACTCTTCAATCACTCCACGGAACGCTGGCTGAGTGGAGTTGGGGTTTAGATAGTCAGCCTCATCGATAATGATAACCTTGCGACCACCATAAAGTGAAACTGACGAGGCGAATCCTTTCACCTTTGTTCGCAGCGTATCAATACCAGTCTCGTCTGAACCATTGATGAGAATATAGTCTAGACCAATCTCATCACACAACGCTCGGGCAACGGTGGTTTTGCCAACTCCTGCTCCACCAGCAAACAACATGTTCGGAACTGTCTTGTCGTCAACATACTTTTGAAAGTCTGCTTTCAACGATTCTGGAAGAATGCATTCCTGAATGGTGTGAGGACGATACCTCTCCACCCACAATATTTCATCACTCATAATATAGAACTCCAAGTTTACATGCTAGGGAACACTTCAGAATATGTTTCTTGAAACTCCTCCTCTTCTGCTACCATTTGCTGGTATGCTTGTTTGTGGTATGCTTTGGCAAGACGCCGAGCGATCTTCGGATGCATCTCGAACTCTTCCTTGAGGTCTTGGTAGATTTCCTTCATATGATCGCGCTCGGCTTCGATGCGCGTCATCGAGTTGCTAAGTTCAATGAACTTGTTCTTGAGATCTTTCTTTTGTTCGGAAGTCAGTGTCGTCAACATGTCACACCTCAAAACTTGGTTGCATCTTTTTCGACGGCAACGAAGTAATGCACTTTCTTCGTTGTGTTCTCGAACTTCGACACTTTGGAGCAGAGCTTCACTTTGTAGTCACCGCCGAGGAGCTTGAGATTTTCGACCTTGATGGCAGTTTGAAACTCAACGTCAGTTTCGCCAACAGTGGTGGCTGCATCATCAACGATCTCGCCTTTCACATCCATGGCTGCAATTTCAATCTTGCTACCGACGCTGCGAATCACAATGTTCGGAGTCTTGAGAACCGAAGACACAGAGAAGATCCAGTCCAGCTTGTCTGAAGGAAGATCGAACTCAACATCATAGTTCGATACATTGATGCTCTTGTCTGGCGGAGAAAGAATGAGATTAGAAGGCGAATAACGCTGGCGAACTTTTCCTTGCGGATGGCTGATGGTCACATACTCCCCACCAAGTTCAATCTGGTTGTCCTTCGACATCGAAAGAAGACCCAGGAACTTGTGAAGATCATAGATGCCAAACTCTCGGTCGAATGATTCAGAGATGGTCGCTTCCGCCATCAATGCCCTACTAGAGCTGATGGTGCGAAGTTGACTTCCCTCCTTAATGACTAGACCTTGGTTGATCGAAGCATAGTTCTTCAGGATCTCAACCGTTTCTTTAGACAATTGCATAATTTACACTCCATTCAGTAGAAACACAAGGATATTATAAACCATTGTACCGTTGAAGTAAAATGGTTTCACCATGCCTCAGTCTTCGTTGAGGCGACAAGAATCAACAGCATCAAGGATGCCAGTGAAAAATATAAAAGAAGCGATAATCGCGCAGTACACTGTTAAAAACATAAGACCCTCAGTTGAATAAATCTTCTAGACTTGATGATACGGAGTAGGCTCCGGGATGATATTTAGTGACTATATCTCTTCCCAGGCGAGCTTCTAGGTAATTATACCATTCTTTGTCTTCCCACATATTAGCTGAAACCCCATTCCATAAAGGTTTCCAGAGAGGGTGTTCTTGATTCAATCTGCGGCTCTCTACAAAGTTGAATCGGCAGTCTTCGTACTCTTTAGAACCAAGCTCGAGCATATTCTCTCTAAAATAGCAAACAAGAGAGATACGTTCGGCGCTCGGGTTCTTGAGTTTGATAGGAGTATTACCATGAATCACTTCATGGTTGTTGATGAGGAGAAGATCTCCTGGTCTAACATCGATCGCAATACGATATTCTGGAGCAACAAGGTATGCGCCCTCATACTCTCCACCATTAGAAACAACCAGAAGATTAGACAGACCATCGGAAAAGTCTCCTGCGTCAAGATGCGCTGCTGTTCTGAAATTCTTGTTCACAGTAATAGTCGTGAAGACGGTTTCTGGAACAAGGAACTGTGGATCAAGTTTATCTGCTGCCTTTCGTTGGTTGCTCCAACGCCAAGGAACAAGGTCTCGGAATCCTTCGTTCAGCCGCTGAAGGAAAGGAAATGACTTTTGAAAGAGATCAAAATAATCACGAGTGTAGGAAGTGGCTCGACCATACGGAATGCGAGGATAACGATCATACCACCCAGCGATACCAGAAAAGACTGGCATGGCATACGTTGTAGCAGAGATCATTTCTTTGCTAACGACCCATGCTTCTGCTTGAGCCTGATCTTTGTTTTTCTTTACAGCATCAACCCATTTGTTGAACTCAAATCCATCTTCACACCCAGTTAGAGTTTCACCAACAGCCTTGAGTTTGCGCGCCAACCAAACCATACCTCGAGCAGATTCCAATGGCATCTTTCTGTAATGCGCACGAATGTCTTCGATTGGATCAGAACCGAATAGGTTGTCTTCAGGTTTCATCATATACTGGAGAATGTCCAGATGCTCATCCGAAACCCACTCGCGATTCTGTAACTTTCCTCCCTTCGGTCCAGCAGCCATTCCTCTGTTCTGACTTTCCCTAGCAGCTAGACGCAACCCTTCATATGCATCATCTTGATGTTGTTTCGTGAAGAAGTTCTTACGAAACTTGAAAATGACTTTGCGTTCGTCTGCCGTTGAATCAGAATCAAACCCAGAAGGCATGTATGCATCACAGTCTTCTGTGATCAACGTATCATAATTCCTTTCGTCAAGGAACTGACCGATGAGGTGTGTTGAATCTATTTTTTTATCCGCAACAATAACTCGCACCATTTCACTAACTCCTAAGAGAACACATTATTACTTATGCAGTATTGTACGTTATTGCGAGATGAATGTAAATATTCTATGGTATTACTGTCGCCCAAGCATCAGCCCAAGACTTGGTTTCTAAAGCTCTAACGAAAGAATAGACTTGAAGACGAAGTTCTTCTAAGGAAGATTCGTTGTTAAACGTCTCATCAACTTCAGTTCCGATCCAAGAAAATTCACTTGCATGTACATTAGGATACATCAGAGGCATGAGTGCTTTATCTGAATCGCCTTTGTTTTGCGCCAAGGCAACATCATACCATTCTGGTTCTGGTCCTCTCTTCACTCGAATGAGCTTTCCGCCAACAGACTTGATCATAGAAATTTCGTTGGGGAAACGAACGTCTGTTATCACATACTTCTTATCGCGATGTAAACTACGAAGAAGAGAATATACCCAAATGTTTTCGCCAAGAACATTTCTTCCTGCTTCAGTCCCAAACCGTTGGAGAATCAATCTTGGCGTGACATTATACCCAAGATGCCTCGACCAATATGCATCAGGTCGCTCTCGCCACTCTCTGGACTCTTTAGTCGATCCCTCAAGAAGCTCTCTGTCCCAACTGAATATGATGGAAACTGCATCTTTCAATGTTGAAGCGAAGCTGGCTTTTTCATAGCCAGCCTCGATCAACATACTACCGACAGTATCTTTACCGCTTCCGGCAAAACCCAAAACACCGACGATATTCATGATATAGCCTCCAACGACTTAGAGAGCGCCAACGTATGCAGCAACTGCCCCCATGTCACCATGGAATGCATACGTTCCGATATGATGCGTTTTCATCCACGGGCAAAGCCAGATCTGACCGCCCATGTTTCGCCACCACTGACAGAACATATAGTCTTCTGACAGATAGCGATCGGACTTACCATGATCAATAGCAGTGTCGAAGAACGCATGAATGTACCGCGAACCGTCGAAGTTTGCTTGACCGACATGGTCTGGCTTGTACCGAAGCTCAGGATATGCTTTCTCAAACTTCTCGAACACTTCGCGCTTGACCATCATGAATCCAGTGCCGATTTCAAGAACTTCCAGCGGCTCACCTACGCTGAACTGACCAGTACCAGCAACAGCATTGAACACATAATCGCCAGTTACTTTCTCAACTTCGCCAGGTTCAATATTAGGATTGCGCTTGATCGCTTCAACCACTGAACCCCACTTGATAGATTTCTTAGGATACGGACCTCCGTTAATCTCTTTGTCCATAGCAAGAAGAGCGACAACGTCTCGAGGATCAAAGTGGATGTCAGAATCAATAAAAAGGAGATGGCTAAAACCAGAACGAAGGAACTCATCAACAAGGTAGTTTCTAGCTCGTGTAATAAGACTTTCGTTAAAGATGAATGAGAATCTGATTTCAATTCCATATTGGGCACACACCGATTGGAGATCGAGGCAGGATTTGATGTACATCCCGTGAGCCATACCGCCATACATCGGGGTTGCTACGAAAAGCCTCTTCTTCTGCAGATCTTCTACTTTAATTTCTAGTTGCATTTTGGTACTCCATACTGTTTGAATAAGAGAATGGGTGGGTCATTGCGACCCACCCTCACCTCAAGACTACATCCTGATGCTTTTATTTTTACAGGATATAATCTATATAGTCACCTCTTATTACGCAGAAAGAGCCTGCGTATAGAGAGCAGCACGACTGCGAGCAACATGCCGCGAAGCACGATTACGCAGGAATGCGCGGTTCGGAGTACCCAGACGATAGGCAAAGGTTTCTTCGCCACGGCTGGTCGTTACACGGTTGGTGTAGATGCAGAAACCTTCGTTGCGAAGGCGATACACCAGATCAGCGACATTGCTGATTTTGAACATGGTACGAGCCTGTTTGGTCGTAACTTGTTCGCCGCGAGACAGATAGCGCAGAAGAGACATACGTGCAGACATAGTTTTCACCTCAATCAATTGCCCGCATTAAACAAAAGGAAGGGAGTTCGCCATGCGGGCGCAACCAACTCCCCTCATAGATTATTCTTGTTCGGCAGAAGCAGGCTCAGCATCACCGATAGAGACGTTGGCGTTTTCGTCCAGCTTCTCATACAGATCAAAGAACGCAGCCTTGGTATCCGAATCGAAACGATTCAGCGCCAGAGTGATTGCTTTCTTCTTGTTCTTGAAGATAGCATATGCTTCGGCGATACGAACCAGACGACGAGTCGAAACAATCTCATCGACCGCACCCTCTTCGAACGAACGACGAATCACCTCAGCCCAGTTTACCAGCTTGGAAGCGAAGTCGTCATCCTTGATTCCGAGGGAGTTGAAGTTGTTGAGCAGAATGCTCTCTTCTACTTTTGCCTTGGGATACTCTTGCTCTACCGTGATAGCGAAACGGTCAAGGAATGCTTCGTTCAGAACGTTGGCGCCAATGAACCGACCGTCATCGCTCCCCTTGCCTTTCGTGTTAGCAGTAGCCATGATATTGAAACCACGAGCGGGATGAATCACCTCACCAGTCTTCTTGTCGAAATACGGTTTGCCTTCGAGGATAGGCTGAAGGCACAGAAGACGCTCAGAACCATAATCAGTTTCGTCCATCAGAAGTACTGCACCACGACGCATTGCTACAAGCACCGGACCTTCGCGACGGACCGTGTTACCGTCAATGAGTTCATAAGAACCGATAAGATCGGTTTCGTCGGTCTCCTTGGTAATGTTAACACGAATCAGTTCGCGACCGAGGTTGGCGCAGACTTGTTCGATCATCAGCGTCTTGCCGTTGCCAGACAGACCCGTAACATACACAGGATAGAAGACTTTGGAAGAAATGATCTTCTTGAGGTCAGAGTAGAAACCGAAAGGAACATAGATCGGATTCTTATCGGGAACGAACGAATCGGTAACAGTAGCAGCGCGGCGAGTGGACATTTGAATCACAGGAGCAGCCATGGCAACTTCAGATACAGCCTCAGGCTCAGGTTGAGTTTGATGGGAAACGACAGGAGCAGAACCAATATAGTACATTCCGCGATCGGCGCGGTTCTCGGGCTTGAACAAAAAGCCTGGATTCGGGTAACCATTCTTGCTGGCAAATTTGGCAATATCGCATCCGCGAAGAGCAGCCGTATTCGGGAAAGCATCACGCAGTCGCTCAAGAAACATTTCTTTGGCGCCGTCGTTAGAGAAGGTCTTCATCATGTAGTCTCCGTAGAGGTAAGTTTCAATCAATCAACACAATCATTATACGCTGGTTCAACTTGAAAGTAAAGTGAATTTTCAAGCTGCCACCTGCTTAGCAAATTTCGCGAGAATGGCGCGGGAAGCGTGCTTATTGGTTTGCGACTTAGCGAACTTCTTAGCCATCTTAGAAGCATTTTCATCTTTGTCAATATGAAGACCACCAGCCCTCTTACCGAAGGCAACGTTCACGAAGTAATAAGAGTCATACCCCATGGACGGCATCTCAACAAATCCATCGTTGCGGAACCGAGAGCTTGCTCTTGAATATGCATCCCTATCAACGCAGCCAGAGAGATCGCGATTAGAGTTGCACAGATAAAATCCAATATGCTGCACCCCAGTCGCTTTCTTAACCAGCTCGGTCAGCAGAGTTTGCATTGGGAGTTCGCCTTTTCGATAGACTACTTTTTCGTTGCTCTTCTTTTCGCGAATGATGATTTTAGTTCCTGGTTGATGGGTCTCATACGGTCTTTCGAGATATGCAGATTGGTCGCCTGCGCCGTCGCTAACATACACAACATTGACGATATCGCTGTGATACTTGGCGCGAAACTCTTCGATCATCTTCAGTGAGCAAACGGTCGCCTCCATGAACGGAGTGGAGTTCATATCAAACCCACCATACAGTTTGTTGAAAGAAATTGAAGCATACTTCTTGATAGAAGGACTCCAGCCAGTTCCGCGATAGTAGTAATCGCCGCCGATATATTTGCTCGCGATAAGAAGCATCTCGAATGCTTTTTTGTATTCGCGAACATTCATTTTGGATGTAATCAGTTCCTTCAGATGGAAGTGTTTGGTCTCAGCGAATTGCAGAGTTTGCCCCTGTACGGAATTGAACTTCTTCGCTGCGGTGAAGAATCGCTGGTATCCGCGAGAAGCTGAGTTGCAGAATCCGTAGACTTCAAACGGAATGTTAACAGCTTTGCAGAATGCAGTCAGAAGAAGGATCTGTTCCATGCTGGATTCAAAGTTCACCGTCATTGAACCAGACATGTCAAGATACAGAACCATGCCGTGCGACTTACCCTTCTCGGTCGTCGTGACTTTACGGAAGATATCGTTGGTCATTTGAAACCGATGCAGCTTGCGAGTGTCCAGTTCACCAGTGCGTGACACTCGCTCGCGGGCGTATTGGCTCGCGTTTTTGTACATCTCGAAGCTCTTGATAAGAAGAGAGATGTAAGATTTGTTTCTTGCATTGAAGTCTTGAACCATATCCTTCCCGAGCGATTCGATCGTGGTAATCTCTGGCATAACATTCTTATCGCTAAAACGACGAACGTCTTTATTGAACGAAACCAGACTATCTCTCATCGCCTCGGAGAAATCGGAATAGGTTTCGGCGAAAGGCAGCACAATGTTTTTCATGATGGGATCAGGGAGATCGACATGAAAGATCTTGCTGTTCTTGTCTTCGATCAGTTCCTTCTCCCGCTCGCGGAAGATTTGATCGGTAACAGAATTGACTTCTTCTTGATCGCCATCGCCTTGCTGTTCGCGTTTGTTTTCGAGGATCTCTTTGATTTTCTCAGAGATTTCTTCGGAAGTAGGCTCGGTCGACTCGCCTTCGTCGGAATCAACATCGTCGTTGTAGTCGTCGCTGGATTCCATTCGGTCATATTGACCATCTTCATCGACTTCGTCACCTTCGCCCTCAGCTTCCATAGGAATGGACTGAGCCTCTTCTTCGATATCGTCGGAACCGTCTTCGTTGAGGAAGTCCTCGAGACCATCAAGAACTTCTTTCAGATCATCCATGTTGTTGATCTTATCCTGTTCGTTGTTCTTGACATAATCGAACAGCTCTTGGCTAATGGTTACAGCATCAGCCCAATCGGTGATATTTTCAATTCGGTCGACCAGCTTCTGCTCTTCGGCAGTGAACTTGACGCCGAGCATCGAGCCAACCTTGAAGTGCAGGTTGATGCGGTCAACAAGGTTCAGGTGTTCGATAACTTCGCGGCGAGTGTTGATGCCGAAGAAGTCGCGGCGCATCAGTTCAGAATATGCAAGATAGAAGGAGCGGCGAAGACCAGGATACTTGTTCTTCTGCAGCTTCTCGATCCGCGCATCTTCGATGACGTTGAGCGTCGGCTTGAACTTGGGGTGCGCGTTGACAGTAACAGCGTCATGCCAACCTTCGGCGGGAGTATAAAGAGCATGACCCGTTTCGTGACCCATCAACAGATCGTACAGCGAACCGTCCATGTCTTGCCAGACGGGGCAGGTCAGAGTTCGGTTTTTGAGGTCGAACGACGCAGTCTGCGCTGCGGTTGAGTGAACGACATGAATATTCTCTTGAGAGAGAAGGCGAGCGAGAATCGACTTGGACTGTTTCAGGTCATGCATCACGAAGGTCTCCAGTTGATGCAGTCATTATATAGGGTCTGAACTTGAAAGTAAAGTGAAAATTCAAAAGAGAACTCGATCCCAGACATCCATAAGACTTTTGTGGAATTGTGCAGTTTCAAATTTGGATAGGTTGATACATTTGAATTGAACGTATTGGTCGATGTACATGTCTCTTATCTTAGATAAGATCTTAAACGATTCAGGAGAGAATCCTTGTTTACTCGAATCAGCCTGATACGTCAGAAGCTCTTTAAAAAAGATAAGACTATCTTTCTCTGGACCCCACATTGATCGAATTCCAGCGGCAGCGCGTGGGTAGTCCGCCTGAAGCTGGTATATCAGCTCTTCTGCTTCAGGCGGAACCTTCATTATGAACATGACTTTTACCAGACAAACCTAAAAATGCACACGGAAAATCCAACAAGGAATCCTACTGCGAAAGGAGCAGAATAGAGGTCGAATGCTTCGTTGAAACGATCAAGGTTGCTCATTTCAGTTCCCGTTGTATTTGCCAGTGCCGTAACACATATAACAAGTATATAGATGACCTGATTCTTCTTCGACTCCGTGGTCTCCCCAGCCGCCACAGCTGGTGCACTTATCCAATGCTTCGTGTTGAGATTCAAAGCACCACTCCAGCCAAGACGTAACTGCTTCGATTCGACGATTGTATGCGTACATTAGTTCATCCCAAAAACAAAAAACGCAACTGATGATGCCAATAACATAGAGAGTGTTACATATCCCAAAATAGAGAACATGAAATGTCTCATATCATCGCTGCGCTTCACATAGCCTCCTGGGCTTTCACCAACCACTCGCGGAGACGAACCCAGCGAGCTTTCTTCCCATCGGAAAGAGTCTTGCGAGTCAGCACCACATCGACACGAGCAATCGCGTCTGAGTGAACCACCGCACCAGATTCGACCAGAGCCTTGATTTCCTTAGCACTAGCAAGATTCAAATTACTCATTACACCTTCTCCTTGTCAAGATTTACGCGAGCTTCGCGAGCCTTTCGGTACGCATCCAATTTTTGACGACGCTTCTCCATGACATCCGCAAAATTCACGGCTCCTGGGAGGCGATTGCGGCGACACACCGCCGCCAACCTGTCTTTTAAAGATTTCACGCTGCCTCACTCTTGTTGAAGAAACCATAGGGAAGACCGTGCTCATGGCACAGGAACTCCCAGTCGCCGTCGCAGATCGACGCGTCCATGATCCACCGCAGTGCGGTCTCACGATCGCGTGCACCATGCTCGATGGTCTTAGCGACCAGATGCTCGAACCGATCGATGGCGCGAGCATGCGCCTTACGCTCATGCTCCTGCTCCGCACGGAGCGCATCGATCAGATCGTCCCAGATTTCCTGGCGACGCAGATCGCTCGCCTCTTCCCACATCGTCCACCAGTATTCGCCTGGGCGAAACCCGTAGGCGTCCTTGTGGAGGTCGGAAACGGTGTCAGCGTCGAAAGTGTACACGGGTGCCTCCTGGGCAGCTTGCCAATCATTGTAGGTGTCGAACGCAGCCCATTGCTGGTCCATGCGCGACATCCAGTCAGAGAACAGCGCTTCTTCGGTCATATCAGACTCCGTTTTCCAAATCAACAGGGGTAGTATGACGGAGTTGAGTCTAGAAGTAAAGAAAAATAACTATAGGAAAATCAATGACTTAGCATCGGGGTCGGCTAAGTCATTGATTTATAAGGAGATTCGTAAAACGGTAATTTTACGCTTTTTGCGCTTTTTCGAACCGTTCCAGCTTGGCTGCGTCTCTTGCCCGCCTCTTATGGATCTTGACCCGATCCTTGGCTCGCTGTAGCTTGATGGCAGGAACTCGCTTCGTGAAGCAAGTGCCGTTGAGGTGATCCATCTCATGTTGAATGATTCTTGCCGTGAACCCGTCGAAGGTTTCTTCCCTTTCGATGTTTCGCTCGTCGCGCCAACGAACTTTTATTCTGCTTGCTCGCTTTACTCGCAAAAAGAGGTTTGGATATGTGAGGCAACCTTCTTGAATGTCATCGTTCTCGCCAGTAGTCTCAACGATCTCTGGATTGAAGAAGCAAAAGAATGTCTTGCCATGACCCATGACGAACACTCGATAAGGTAGACCGACTTGGTTAGCAGAAAGCCCCAGCCCTCCCTTCTCTGCCATAGTGTGGAGAAGAGAAGTCGCAAGTTGCGATGGGTGCATCGGCGGTCTATTGAAATCGAACTCTTGTGTTCTTTCCCAGAGAACCTTCGCGTGTGGAGGAACAAGATCATAGATCATATAGTCCATCATGTTGCCATCAACGTATTTTACAATTCGCTTACCCTTCGGTGTCATTATGCTATCTCCATTTGTGAGAAGTTCTTGACTTTCTCGAACTTCATTACTGTACCAAACTTATCTATCAATGCGTCAGTCTTGTGACTGATAACGAATATGTTAGAGTCTTCGCTGAGCTGATCAATCAGCTTCATCAACTCATCTGTTCCCGAAGAGTCAATCGCCCCATCGAAGATCTCATCCATGATCAACAGGTTTGTGTTGATCGAGTTTTTCATGCGCGCAATTGCTCTGAACGTGAACAGAAGGCTCAGGTCAATTCTCATGCGCTCGCCTTCAGAGAAGTTGTCGTATGAGAAATCATCACGATGCCTAGACTTAATCGTTTCCTTGAACTCTTCGTCCATCTCAAAGTTCACGAAGAAATCTAGCGAAGCAAGATACTTATTCACCAGCTTGTTAATGATCGGCAGATACTGCTTAACAATACGAGCTTTGATGCCTGAGTCTTTCAACAGAATAGCCGCTGCTTCTGCGTATGCTTTCTCGTTAGAGATACGCTCACGTGTAGCAATCAGCTCCTGATACTTCGCATACAGCTCTCGCGCCAGCTTTTCTAGGTTGCCATCCATCGGCTTCTTGTTCTTGAGTTCTTCGATCTCTTTGTTCTGCTTCTCTACGTTCTTTCGCAGCTGCTTGATCGTAGCACCATATCTAGCAACCTCAGCCTGATGTTCATTGACCTTTGTAATTACATCTTGAATTTCTTTGTTTCTCGCAACCATTTTATTGAGCTGATCGTTGAGATCAACCAGACCATTGTCTATCTCTTCAACTTTCTTTTTTCGTCCAGCTGTGATGTTCTGCTTGAATGTTTGCGTTATCTCTTGAGTGCAAGTGGGACATTCGTCATGTTGCTCATAGAAGTCCAGGTCCTTCTGTATCTTCCTGCGCGTTTCGTTTATCTTGACGCTCAGTTTATTGAGAGAGCCAATCTTATCGACAACTGAATCCTTGTCGCGAATGCCATTCAGCAGCTGATCAGTATGCCGCTGTACCAACTCACACTTATGTTCATGTTCTTCTATGTGTCGAAGGTTCTCGTCGCGGTCTTCAGTTTTCTTTTCAATCTCAGCATCAGCATTCTTCTTAGCATCTTCTATGAACTTCTTCTGTAGTTGAAGTTGCTGACTGATGCCTTCTAGAGCTGTCTTGTTTTCTACGCTTTCCAACTTGATCTGCGATAAGTTATCTTTGACGACTGAGTTCATCGAAGAAAAGATCTGTATGTCGAGGAGGTCTTCGATAATCGCTCTACGATCAGAAGCTGACAACTTCATGAATGGAACGAAAGAAGAACTGCCTAGTATGACGATCTGAGTGAACGCCTTGTAGTTGAACTTCAGAATAGAAGTTTCAAGATAACTCTGGTAGTCTTTCGTTGCTGCGTCTTGATCGATCAACTCGCCATCAAGATACATCTCAAACACGTTCGGTTTGATTCCGCGTCGTATCTTGTACTTCTTAGTTTGAATGGAGAACTCAAGTTCAACAAGGCAATCTTTCCCGTTGATTGAGTTGATTAGAAGAGGCTTGTTGATGTTACGAAAAGACTTGCCGAACAGAGAGAACGTCAGCGCATCAAGAACCGTTGATTTGCCTGAACCGTTCTTACCAACAATCAGCGCGCTCTTGTGCTTGTTGAGTTGGATCTGATTCCAGCTGTTGCCAGTGGAAAGAAAGTTTTTCCACCGAACTGTCTCGAAAACAATTTGAGCCATGTTACCTCATTGTCTAACGTGTGCTTCAACATACACTTCGCGCATGTATGTCTTGAGCTTTTCTTTGTCGAGATCAATTTGCAAACTATCAACATATTTAGAAAGCGTGGTCATAGTATCGTCAGCCTGATCAATCACATCTTCGTCTGAGATCTGCGTGTAATCAGTGAAGTCTTCAACCACAGAAACATCATATGGTTGACTCTTATACAATTTATCCATGAACACATCAAACAGATAAGGGTCAATCTTTTTAGCGACAATCACTTTCACTATCGTGTTAGTGTACTTGCTAAAGTTCTTGCTCTTAACTGTATCGACAGTTTCATGGTCGTCATTGTAAACAACCTTATGGAACATTTTAAATGGATTTTCGATGAAAGTCAACTCTCTTGTTTCTGTATCGAAGATATGGAATCCACGTTTGTCGTTGTAGTCTGACCAAGTCATTTCCCCTGGCGTTCCAACATAGTGTATGTTTCCAGAACTAGACTTGTGATGAAAGTGCCCAGAAAGAACAACATCATACTTGGCTAGAACGCTTCTGTCCATTCCCTCATGACAAATGTTTCCGCGATCCATCTCGAAACCAGCAAGCTCAAAGTGCCCCATGCAAATTTGAGAATTGCTGTTGAGAATAAACGCCATAACTTGTTGTTCGTTCTCTTCGCAAATCCATGGAATCAAGTCAACATCAACACCATCAAAAGTCATTGTCTCTGGATATGTGATGACATGAATGTTTTGATATTCACGAAGCGTCAGCTCGATGGAGTTTACCTTCAACGTGTTCTTAAAGAAGATGTCATGGTTGCCAACTAACGTTGTAAGTTGGATGTTATTAAACTCAAGCATATCAAAGAAGTATTGCTTGGACAGATACAGAGTATTGTAGTTAACATACTTCCGTCGATCGAACAAATCACCGAGCTGAATGATTTTTCTTATTCCCATTTCACGAAGAGTCGGTAATAATGTTTCCTGATAGAACTTCTTGTAGTAATTGTGGAAATGAAGCGAATCATTCCTCATGCCAAAATGTGTGTCTCCAACAATTGCTATCTTCATTTACGCCTCATTCGTTGTAGGAAGAGCTTTCCCATCAAAGTCTACAGTAGAATGTAGAAGTTGGTTGTCGAGGCGGAATCCTCCAATATTGTGATTTCTTACGAGATATTTTTTTCGTACAATATTCTCATCGACATACTCCACCAACACCACGCTGTTTGTTACTTTATCCCAAGCGTAATCTCCAACCTTAAACATCTGTTTCTCCTCCAACGTCAAAAGCTACAGGATCTTCCTCGTCGAACAATAATTCTAACTTAGTTTTCTTCGCTTTACTACTCTTCAATTTGTTTTTTCTATTCGTTTCTTCATAGTTATCTATGAACTCTGAAATGTTCTCATACATCTCAAACTGTGCAGAAACCATTCCATTTTCTTCAAGATCGCTCTTTTCGTTGTCGTCTAGAACTCCGAACTGTTCATAAGACTTATATTTTACATAGAGCTGTTTCTTTTCTTTTTGAATTCGACGAAGAAACGCATAATAGATGATCTGAGTAAAGTATGCAAACGGATTGCTTGATTTGTCTGGATCGAAGTTATGAAAGTACATAATGCAGTTTTCGATAGCATCGCCAATCATCTCATCCTTAAATGTATAAGCATAGAAGTTTGGTTTGTTAGCAAGGTTCTTTGCGATCAACATCAAACACGTTGCCATGTAATCTGGGATCTTTGGAATCGGTTTGTTCTCTGCTCGACATTCAGCGCAGATAGCCCTATAGTTTTTGATAGCCTGCAGGAACTCGGCGTTATCTACATAATGATTTTTAGCAACTTTCATTTCGGTTCCTCCGGAGTCTTAGGTTCTTTCTTCTTGATTCCAAGAGAGAATACGTTCTCGCCGATTTTCTCTGGTTTTCTTTCCTCTTCTTCATCCGCATCATAATCTGACATGTCATCTTTCATGTCTTCGATTGCTTGCAAATAGTGCGGAATAAATGTCGGAGAAACCTCGGAGTACATGATCATGTCTTCAATGTAAACCTCAGTGGAATGACTTTTTACTACACCGACTGGGAGCCATGGTTGCATGTAGAGAATTTTTCTAGGAGGATCAACTTCTGTATCAAATATAGCATGAATTGCCATAGGTTTAGTGAGATAAAAGTCACCAATCTGATCTCCATCATCTTCCAGAATTGACGCTTCTGAAATGACTTCTTCGCCTGATTTGAACTTCATGTATAGAACATACGGCTTCTCGTCACTCATACTTCAACTCCACTTTACTGTTTGATATTTTGAATTTTTCTTCGTTGTAGATTTTAACTCGTTCGACATAATGTTTCATACTAAAATTTATTCTATCCTTATGTCGTAAATCGTCAACCAAGTCATAGATGACTGCGTTGGTTTTGTTTTCGCTTAGACGCAATCCTCTTCCTATTGACTGGAGAATCTTAATCTTCGACTTACCAATATGAGCGAAGATCACGTTGTGTAGGTTCTTTATATTCACGCCAGTTGAGAATGTACCCAAACTTGCAACTATTATAGCGTCATTCTCTTTCTCAGTCAAGTGCCTTATTGTTTCTCTGTCTTCAGCATCAACACCACCATGAACGAAGAAAACTTTTCTTCCCTGAGCTTTTTCGGCTATCAGATCATGAATTATTTGACCATGCTTCTCGACATAGTTGAAGAGAACCAACGTGTTCTTTTCCATTGACAACGCAAGATCTCTAACATATTCGTTGCGTGCAGTGTTACTCACAATAAAATCAACTTCCTGTTGATAATCCATGTTGAACGCATTCTTTTTGGCATGTTCTGGATGAGATAAGACGAGGCACTTGATTTGAAGCTGCGCAATTTGCCCTCTGTCCATTAACTCTTTAGTAGAGATGGCTCTGTAAGTTGGACCGAAGTGACCTTCGATTGATAGAAGATTCACTTGCGTATCTTTTACAGTTCCAGTCATTCCGATACGGAACCTTGCATTATGCATGTTGTTCATTATGTAAGACAGAGACTTCGCCTTGAATGTATGAGCCTCATCGCCGATTATAAAATCGAACGGAGCGAAATACTTTGTTGGAAAATCCTGTAGACTTTGCCAAGTTGAAATTACAAGAGGCTTCGATATGTTCTTGTCGAATCCAGCATATACTCTCTGGCAATACTTTTCAGCGTTCCAGCCATATTGCTCGAAGTCGCCATACATCTGTTCGACTAGAGAAACAGTAGGAACTATCAGTATGCCTTGTTTACATTCAAACTGAAGAAGAAACCTTGCGAGCAAATATGCAACGAGTGATTTGCCTGATGCTGTTGGAGAAAGTATTAGTCTTCTGTTGGATCGAATGGCAGTAGCAAACGCAGCAAGCTGATAGTCTCTTGGCTCCATTGGTAGCTTAAGAGAATTAGCAAAGAACTCAGCATCCTTTAGCGTGAAGTTCGTTTCTTTGTTCGTTGTATTGAGGCAAGTATATCCTTTATCTCTGGCTATCTTACAGATGTAAAACGCAAGACCATGAGGTAGCTGCATATTCTTCTTGTTGAGCAGCCGTATCTTACCATCCCAGACTTTCCGCTTATACATCGGAGAGAACTTGTAATCGTCGGCATAGAAAGTGAAGAACTCTGCCAGCTCATGAAGAATGCCAGGTTCACATTGAATTCGTACAAACGCTTCGTTGACTTTTGTTATTGTTATGTCATAATTCATCAATGTTGTCCTTGTATAAACTTCTCCCAGGACATATACTCTTTCAGCTGCCATGTACGATTGTTTAGCTCTTTCAATACGGCATTACAAAACTGAACTGCTTCTTCATGAACTGATTTTTTGGCTTGGAGTTTTAATAGGTCGTCGTCGGCGTCCATATAAACAGATATGTCTGATTTCAACAGAAACTTGAATGGTTGCCAGCCATAATTCTTAAGGTCATCATCATCCAACCTGCCGTTGTAATACTCCCACTTGATTTTACGCAACTTGCTAATCTCCATACCCCATTTCTTGGAAGAAAGCGAGTGTGCGGATAGCTGCCTAACATATTTGGCATGAATTACAGGAATACGAATGAGTTCTGCACCAGGATCCGTCATGTTGACGACGGCATCTTTTTCCCACATATCAATCAAATTTTCAAGAGATGCTGGTTGCATAACGAAATCCATAACTAATGAGGTTCAATTATAACCGACTTTTCTACAAAAGTAAAGTATGAAAATATAAACTATACAGTAGAAAAACAAGTTTACAATCACGCCGAAACTCGGTATAATCATACTGTTGGTTTTAAGGTTTAAAGGAAGTCATAGTATATGAAAGCGAATTTGGCTGTTGCTGCAATCACTTCGTCCGCTGTCATTTTGCTAGCAAATTGTATAGGCGAAATTTCAACAGGATATAGATCCTTAAATGATATAGTAAGAGCTGGATTGTTCTTATTCGTGTAGATTGTTAGCCTTCCATCAGAATATTGAGGCTTTTCTGATCCAGATAGATTCAATCCAGCATACATTTTTGCAGCTTGCAATGCCGATAGGTTAGTATATTCTGCAAAATTAGTTGGGAACCCCAAACCTCGTATCCAGTCATGAACTTCTCTCCAAGGCGATAAGTTTTCATTCAATAAAAATGTTATCTCTAGAGGAGTGTACGTTATCTTATCTCCAGCTACGGTGTAATCTATAAATGGAGTTGATCTTTCGTTTTGCGAGAGCGATAACCCAGGAATATTGACTTCCGTACAAAAAAACGAAACTTCCGGAAGGCGATCGAAGACCAGCTTGAACTTCGAACCCTGAAGTAAATTTTTGTTTAAGTCTTCGTTGCAGCTCATTTGATTATTCCAGTGGGCACTCAGTATTTATATGCAAAAAAATGGGGAGCCATTGCGGCTCCCCAATACAACAACGTTTTATAGTTATTGTTATTCGACGACTATCACTTCAGGTTCGTGATCATGAACTTGCGATAGTAGATATTGCTGTTGTTATTCAGAGCACCAGCATCGACGCTCAGACCACCAGCAAACGGGTTGGCAACCATTCCATAACGAGTCTTGAAGCCGATCTTCGGCTGGAAGGTGTTAGGATCGATAGCGCGAACCATTTGGAGCGGGACGTAAGGGCAGTAGAACAGACCCGAGTCATACGCGATTGAACCCTTGTATCCAACTACAACGAAATCGTTAGAAATCGCAGAAGTAGCTGAAGTCAGCGAGTAAGGATCGGCGTATACTTTTACGCGACCGAAGAGCGTACCGCAGTATGTGCTGCCAGTATCGTCAACAGTCATTCCGTCAGTCTTACCAACCAGACCGCCAGCATAGTCCAGAAGACCGGACATAGCCAGAGCCGAAGCGACGTCAGTCGAGCAGATGATTATGTTGCCCTTGCCACGACGAGTGTCTTTGGCAATCTTGTTGGCTTCACGCTCGATTTGATAGATCAGACCCTTGTACTTCTCAACCTGCCAGCGACCATCAGTGTCACCGCCAGAAGTTGCAAGGTTGAACACGCCAAGCGTGCCAGCAGTTCTTGCGCCGATCACAGCCGTAGCGTAGATCGTACGAATAACTTCGCGGTTGATTTCAGCAAGGATTTCCGTCGAAAGGATATTCGACAGTTCCGTCTCAGCATCAAGACCATGAACAGCCTTGAGGTCTTGAGCCAGTTCCATCGTGTACTCAGCTTTCAGAGCGCGAGTCTTGGCAGTTACAGTGACCTTCTCGATCGAGAAGCCCATAGCGCCCATAGCGGGTGAGCCTGTGCCGCCAAGATCTTCACCAACTGCCGTAGCAAAACCAACGCCGATATCGGCAAGACCGAAAGCAGCAGAGATTGAAGTGTTAGCAGGGTTTACGGTGTTAGCCTGAGTTTCAGCTTGACCAGCCTTAAGACCGAACGGAGTGTGCGTGCCAGTTCCAGCGAAAGCTGTGTTAGCTTCGTTGTACAGAGCTTCGCCGAGCTGCGTCGTAGCATTCGCATACTTCGAACGCATTGCGAAGATCAGACCTGTCGGTCCAGTCATCGGCTGAACGCCGCAGACATCATAAGCCATCAGGTTGGGCATTGAACGACGAACGAGTGAGATAAGGATCGGGTCGAAACCAGCAGTGGTTTGACCTGAAGAACCCGTGTAGCCAGTGATGTTGGCTGGTGAGGTTTCGTTCAGGATTGAGCCTTCCTTCATCAGCGCCTGCTCTTGGTTCTCAAGAATGATAGCTGTTACGGAACGCTTGTAGGGGTCAGTGACAGCGCCAAGATCCCCGTGGTCGAGGACTGGTGCCCACTTCTTTTCTAAATTTTCAGAAAGGTACATATAAATCTCCTAATTTACTTATTGAGAGTTCTAGAAATTGCTGAAACGTATCTCTCCATCAGAGGCGAAGTCGTTGACTCCGTGTAGTCTGATGATTGCTCCGCCAGAACTTCTTTTACTGCTACTGAGGATTGAACATTTGGTTGTTTCACCTTGTTATCGAAGTATGACTCTTTGATAAGAGCTACCTTCTCCTGATATTCACCCTCTGTGGTGAACTCTACTCCCTCTGCGAGAGCTTTTACTTTCTCGGCTTGCGTGGCGGTGAGACCCTCGCAAACAGAAGATACGATTGATTCTTTGGTGGCTTCGTTAATGGCTTCTACAAGCTCAACGTTCAGGTTCAGAGCCTTGTTCAGCTCTTCCTGAAGTTCAGCCATTTCTTCAGCCATGGCTTCTACAACATCAACTTGCTCGTCAGGGATATTGATGTTGTGCTCGACGAACAGACCGCGAAGACCGTCGATAAACTCTTCCATGATCTCAGCCTTGAGACCAGTCTCAACAGCCAGTTGGTTCTCAGCCAGCCACTCTTTGGCAACATATGAGGCGTAGGCGCTCATTTGCTCTTCGAGGTCCGCTTTGATTTCTTCTACTGACTGAGAAGCCATCTCGAGGATTTGCTCTTCGAGTTCTTCAACAACGGTAACGGCGCGAGCGATTACAGCGGCTTCGAAGATAGTTCTAACTTTTTCTTTGAACTCTTCTGAAAGATCCTGACCCGAGAACATGGCATCAACGTCTTCTTTGCAAGACATGCCCTTCATCTTGTCACGAATCATTTGACGCTTTTCTTCCAGCGTCATTTCCTCTTGCTCTTCGATCACTTCTTCGTCTTCGTCAACTTCTACGTCTTCAAAATCTTCGTCATCATCGCCAGCTTCTTCGGCTACTGCACCAGCAACTTTCGTCATGGGCATCGCGCCGAGTTTCGGAGCTGGACCAGGCTTGGCAGCTTGCGATATTTTCGCAGCAGCCTGACGACCAACGTCATTGCCTTCTGGCTTTTCGATTGTTGAACCACCAAGGTCTTGGACCTCAGCACCGCCGAGCTTGTGCATCGGCTCTTTGTCTGCGCTGGATTGCGATCTTGCAAGAACGTCAGCGGCAGCTTCTGAAAGAGAACGTACTGTCATTGGAATACTCCTATGGTATATACTGTTATTTATAAAAAATGTTTTTTCTCAAAGTTTCTTTAAAAACTTTTCGAATAGGCGTAATTGAGTTGTTTCCAAATCTTTCTTAGATGTTTTAACCAACTCTTTTCTCATATCGGCAATTTCTGCTTCACGAATTACACCATTATCAAAGACCCATTCTTTGTTCTCATATACTGCTTGAACCCAAGCATCATGAGCAGAAGGATCCGCCACTATATCTGCCGCTGTAGCAAGATGATAGTCGTCCTGGACGATATTTCTCCCTTCCTTGGTAGGAACGAGAGACCCCAGACCTCTAGACGAGACGCCGAGCGACGCGCCTTCGTCCATAAAATTCTTTACGATTCTTCCGTATGGCGTATCCATTACCTTGGCTTTGCCTACGAAATCAGTGCCTTCTCTATGTAGGTCAGTGATCATATGAGAAACGCGATCAAGATTTATTGATGGCGTGTCCGGATGACCCAACTCGCCAAATGCACGCTTGGTGTTAATGTAATCATTCGTGTATCTCTGAACTTCTCGTTCCATTATGGACATAGGATACATACGCTGATTGCGATTAAATTTTTCTGTCTGCAGGAATATTCCCTGAATGTAGTAGTTCTTGCTGCCGTTTTCGGAAGCTTCTACCAGATACTTTACAGACTCGTTTACTTCTGATATTAGTTTCATTTTTATAACCCCATTGCGTGTCGACGCTTCATTGTTCTTTTTCTTTTCATAATGGCTCGAGCCATTTTTGCTCTTCTCTTTACTTTGCCTTTCCTTGCCGCCATTTTTCTATGCATACGTTCTTGTGAACTCATGCGAACAAGTTTCGTCCCTTTTAATTTGTATCCTTTTACGTTGGATACTTTCTTTCTTCTCTGAATTTTTCCACCACGTATGCGAACTCTTACGATTTTAATTCGCGGTCCAGCTTCGGAAAGGAATTGCGAGAATGTTAACATTACGGTCTACCATCTCCAAACCAAGACATAGCATTACCAAACCCTTCGGCTTTCAATAAAGTTAAGGTTACAGAGAAAGAATCGTTTTGAGCTGCATTAATAATTTGAACTTTAATATTACCAGTCGGTCCAGTTGTATTATTCGTAACACCAAGAGGCATCGTACCAGAACCAAGACCAGCAATGAAGAAAGTAGTGTTCGTGGAACCTTCCCATTGTAGAGCGGCGACTCCTCTCATGCTCGAATGATATTGAATTTTGTCGACTGTCACTCCACAATACTGTTGACTATTTGCATACGAAAGAGCCTTTGGATTTACGACTACAGTGTTTGCGGCAGTACATGCAGCAGTGTAGTATGCTCCAAATTCTACGATAGTCTTTTCTCCACTATCGTAAATTACTCTTGATCCTATTACGTTTGGTTGCGTAATCATTTTAGCTTCCTATAGTTGGTGCTGTTTGCTGAGCGAATTTTGCTATCTTCGCGAAATCTTTTGGGTTTCCATTTAACATCGACTTAATCAGCTTTTGATTTTCTGGTGTAAGCACTGAATGTAATGACAGAATATATTTAGCTGTCACAGGATGAATTGTTAGACTTGCTCCGCTTGATGTTGGAACTTGCATTTCTTTCTGCCCGTTTGCGATTGCTTCCAACCTTCTCATCATCGAATAGTCTTCTTCAACATAATCCTCTTCAAGAGATTTCGTCAGTTTGCCATATCCTTTCATTGGATTATGCAAACGCTCGCCATATGGAATTGATACGTCTACTCCCAGCTTCGAGTTCGTGTAAAGAGCAACTCTATCTCCCGTGGGAAATATGCGTATCCCTTTACGAACAAGAAGAATGGTCATTGGAAGATCGTGTTGAGATTCTTCCAAGACCTCTTCTTGTTCGCTAGAGAGTTGCTCTCTGATGTCAGAAAACTTCTTCATTCGTTCTCTCAGTCATCATTCGTTACGACAGGTTCGCGACTTCTTTTCGCTTCAGCCTTTCTTCTTTTTGCAGATGACATTGACCCCAGATCTCTTTGTATGAATTTCTTTTGGCTCCTTTTAGCTTTACCAATTTGAATTCTACCAGCTTGATCTTCGTATTCTCTTCCAGAATATTCATGCCCTTTATCATAAGCTCTATCTGCTTTCGCATTTGCTTTGTCTATGGCACGCTGCATAAGTTTATTGCTAAGTTCAGCAATCTGCTCGACTTCTTCTGGAAGATGTTCAAGATTACTATGATGAACGGTGGTTGAATTACCAAAATTGTCCGCACCTTTGTGCTTGGGTGCGAACTTCCACTTTCCGCTCACATACTTTCCTGGCTTGCCCAGTCGCACGCTTACCTGTCCAGTTTTCCATACATCACTTACTTTTCCTTCATGTCCGTGTGCTGGTGTTCCAGGCAAATTAACTCTCACTCGGTCTCCTACTTTAAACTTTGGTTTCTTCGCCTCAGTCATCTGCTCGACTTCTTCATCATACACTCCGAACTTTTTAGAACCGAGCTCTTTGTTACTAATTGATGTTCCGCGAGTAACCTTTGTATTTCTTTGTGATGATGTTAATCCAGCTGCATTTCTTCTAACTTTACCACTAGCTGCACCTATTTTCGCGCCTTTATTATACTTTCTATTTGCAAGTACATCTTTAGCCAATTTATCGCGTTCATCTTGATCGGCTGGTCTCCGCATCACAGAATCTCTTTCTCTTCCAATCCAAGCTCTAACAGCCTCATTAGTAAATTCCACTTCTTCAGCCAGAGCCTCAAGCTCTTCTTCCGACAGCGAGTCGAGATATTCATCAAGCTCTTCGTCTGACGTTTCTTCTTCGAGCTGATAATCGTCGCCGAACATCGACTGAGCCACAGCAATCTTCTGCTGCTCAATTTCGTCAGCAACGGCTGATTGAATTCTCTCAAGAAACGCTTCTCTGAAAGAAGCGGCGTCTTTTTCTTGTGCAAATTTAGTGAATGACATTATTGATCTCCCTTAGCGAGCTGTTTAACTTGATTATTTATTTGCGCAATTCGATCATCAGATTGACTTCCTGCGCCTCCTTGCTGTTGTTGCTGTTGCCCTTGGTCTTGAGAATCATCTCCGCCCTGAGCCTGTTGTTGAGCTGCAGCAGCTGCTTCTTTCTCAGCCTGTTCCTGAGCCTCTTCGTCCATCTCTTCTTCCATCGTTTCAATCTCATCGTCGTTGAAGCGAAGAACGTTAGATTTTACCCACTTCTCAGAGAAGAAACGACCAATATATGGATCAAGAAGCTGAAGGGTTTGCATTCTGTTCTGAAGAAGCTCAGCCTCTTTTAATTCAGTGAAGTTGTTATCTTTGATGAAGTCGTAGTGAATATACTGCTTGAATTCTTGCCACTCTTCTACAGTACAAATACCCTTCAGAGCAAGTTGACGCTCGAGTAACTCATCAAACAGTGTGCTGAATCTCGAACGCAGTTTGTCAATGAACTTGTCAAACTTCAATTCGTCTCTAGTGATCTCAGAAGAACGACCAAGCGAAAATCCTTGCTGAGCTTCTAACCGAGAAACTGGAACGTTGAGTGCTCGATAGAGTTTCTTCTCAAAGTACAGCACATCTTCCATTTCACCTAGATTCTGACCAGCTGGAAGAGTGGTGATTTCCGTCGACTTCCCTTCACCTCTTCTCGGCATCCAGAAGTCTTCGAGCATTGACATGTGCTTGCGATCGTCGCGAACTTCTCCTGTCGCAGCATCGTACACCAGCTTGTTTCTAAATCGCGTCATCACATCTTTAAGATATTGCTCAGCCTTGTTGCGTGGCATATTACCAACGTCAACATAGAACACTCTTCTTTCTGGTGCTCTTGA